TACAGCCCCTCCCAGGTCACCCAAGAAGCCGCTTAAACAGCGGTTTTTTTGTTTTAAAGCCCCTTCCAGTAAGGAAATCAATTCCATATTTTTCCATATTCTTCCATATTCTTCCACACTTTCCTTACTTTTTCCTACCTTTGTTTTATCATGGTAAGGAAAACTGGTAAGGAAATATGGATAACGTAATATTAAGATATGTATTTGACCGGAAAAAGGAAGCTGATAATGATTCCAAGCAAGGGTTACTCCAGATCGAGGTAAGGGAAAGAAAGGCCAAGAATGGAATATTCATATCTACAGGAATAAAGTTATATAAGAATCAGTTTTCTGATAAAATGGGGTTTACTTGTATAAAACATAATAATGCTTTGGCTATTACATCTAAGGGAAGGCGTATATATTCCCAAGTAGAAGCATTTGTCCTATCAGATAAATGCAAAACTATTCAGGATGCCAAGAATTACGATGAAGAAACTACTAATACAAATGAGTTTTTACCCTTTATCCTTTCTGAACTATCCCGAAAGAATATCGCTTGGGGAACAATGCAATATCATCATACATTAATAAAAAGACTGAGAGATTTTGGTAAGATTGTATCATTTTCAGATTTGACATATGAAAACATTGTCCTATTCGATACCTTTTTAAGATCACATGATAATGGGCCGGTAACACTCCATAAGCGGCACTCAGTACTACATCAATATATTAAAGAGGCTATTAAACTAGGACATATAGATAAAGACCCTTATCTAAATTTCAAAATGCCTTCTAAAAAATCGAAAGACCCTGTGTTCCTTGAAGAGACGGAGATTCAACAAATAATTGACTATATTCCGGAGATTGAAAGGCTTGTTCCTATAAAAGATTTATTCTTGTTTCAAATGTTTACAGGACTGGCTTATGTTGATATGCAGAAATTCTCAAAAGAAGATATCACAATTTTAGGAGAAGATAAAGTAATACGATTGTCACGAACGAAAACAGATGTATCTAATATATCTTGGTTTCTTCCCGAAGCCGAAACTATTGCGGAAAAATACGATTATGACTTGCCTAAAATTAGCAATCAGAAATACAATGATTATCTAAAACTGCTGGGAGCCGGAGCAGGGATTAAAAAGAATCTTACAACTCATGTTGCCCGACATACTTATGCAACCTTTTTACTTAATAAGGGAGTCAGCTTAGAGGTTGTTAGCAAATCTATGGGTCATAGCTCTACAAAAATGACTCAGCATTATGCAAAGCTTTTATCTCAAACAATTGTCAATGAGATGAAAGAAAAACTTTCAAGCAATAATAAAGATAAATAAATTGCTGTTTCACTACAATTGGATAGGATCTTTACCTGGATTTCTTCGAGTTAGGTGTCCTTTGACTTCTTCAATTTTAGCCTCTAAATCTCCTATTAAAGTATCATCATCAAGATCTCTGTCTTTATGATGATCTGGTGAACTTCCTAGAGCAGCATCATGAAGAGCTGTCTTCTGTTTCATTTCCCGTTTGCCTTCGCCAGAAATAGCTTTTATTTGATTAATTGTTTGACGATATCTAAGTATACTTCCATCAGAATCAAAAATAGCCTTTTGCTGGATAACTTCATTTCGATCTGCATATTTCTGTAATATTACATCTATCGGAGCTTGTCTGGATGCTTTTGGATTGGCGTCTAATGTGCGACTTAGTCTTTGTGGCTGTTTATCGTGAGTTTTCATTATTATTTTAATTTACCTAAATATATCATGATGAAGCGAAATTTTATTTCGTCATGCAACCAAATGATTTTAAATCGCTTAAAACTATTAATTTTATCATTAATCATCTAAAAGACATCCCTATTGCTTCTGCTGATTTTTAATTAACATTCCTCTTATATAACTTTGTTTTTGAAAGGGGACGAGATAATATGAATTTTGAGGAAAAGAGAGGCAGGATAGTATTTTATCCTGTTGTTGTTGATGATGTACAAGTAATACCGTTTGTTGGAGGAATTAATGCAGGTTTTACCAGCCCAGCACAAGATTATCAAGCCGATGCGATTAGTCTTAATGAACTATTAATAAAGCATCCTTCCACTACATTTTTTGCGAAAGTAGACGGAGAATGTTTAAGCGGTTCTGGTATCAATAATGGCGATATTGTTTTAGTTGATAAATCTCTTCAACCAAGAGATGGGGATATTGCTGTGTGCTTTTTAGATGGTGAATTTACGATGAAACGTTTGAAAGTAGAAAAAGATATCATCTGGCTACTTCCGGACAATGAAAAATTTAAGCCTATTAAAGTGACCTCCGATAACGAGTTAATCATTTGGGGTATTGTTATTAGTGCAGTAAAAAGGTTTAGATAATGGTTGACTATAATTCACACATGATAGGCTTAGTCGATTGCAATAACTTCTATGCCAATTGCGAGCGTGTATTCCGTCCGGATTTAATTGGAGTACCAATCGCGGTTCTTTCCAACAACGATGGCTGTGTAATTGCCAGAAGCAACGAATTAAAAGAACTGGGTATAAAGATGGGCATACCATATTACCAGATGAAAGAACTGGAAAGGAAACACAAGATAGCTGTGTTCTCTTCTAACTATGAACTCTATGGTGATATGTCAAACCGTGTAATGACTTTACTTTCTTCTTATGTGCCGGAAACAGAAGTTTATAGTATTGACGAAGCATTTCTGAATTTCGATGGCTTTGAAACATATTTTAATCTGAAAGAATACGGGGAAAAGATAGTGAAAGAAGTTACCAGGGGAACAGGCATACCTGTATCATTAGGTATTGCCCCTACTAAGACACTTGCTAAAGTCGCTAACAAATATGCGAAGAAATACAAAGGGTATAAAGGCTGCTGTGTGATTGATTCTGAAGAGAAACGGATAAAAGCATTAAAAGGGTTCGAGGTCGGTGATGTCTGGGGCATAGGTCACCGCAATGAAAAGAAGCTGAAAAAATATGGAATACATACAGCTTATGACTTCGCTTGCGCCCCTCCGCAATGGATACGGCTTAACTTTACAGTAGTGGGATTACGTACATGGAAAGAGCTAAACGGTGAACCATGTATTGAGATGGACGTGGTTCCACCACCTAAAAAAAGCATTTGCACAAGTAGGGCATTTGGAGAGTATGTGACGAACTTCGACGGGATGAAGGAAGCAATATCTACATTCACGTCAGTATGCGCTCAAAAGCTACGCAAACAAGGCTCCTGCGCCACTTCTCTACTTGTCTTTATACACACTAATAACTTCAATGAAAAACACGACCAATACGCCGCAAATATTCCCATCCGCCTTCCGGTTCCATCAAACATAACACCTGAGCTGGTTGGCTATGCTATAGAAGGCTTACGGTTAATATTTAAGGAAGGATATAAATATAAAAAAGCCGGGGTAATCATTTTAGAGACTACTCCTGAGATAGCCGTTCAGCAAAATATGTTCGATACATACAATAGGGAGAAGAACCAGAAAGTAATGCCCATACTCGACAAGCTTAACTCCGGATTCAACAAGAATACTATTATGCTTGCATGTCAATTAGGCAAAGAGGATTGGAGAATGAAACAAATACACCGTTCACCGTGCTATTCGACAAAGGTAAGCGACTTCATCCATGTTAAGACGGCATAGTGATGAAGAGCAAGGAGGATAAACTACTTAGTAAAGTAATATGGTTTGATAACAGGCTCAAATTTGATATAGATTTCTTCGATTTCCTTCAACCACAAAGAACCGTACATGAACATCACAGATATAAGAGTGGGCTGTTTTATTCAAAAAAATGCGGTAGAAACATACAATATGAATCCGGTCTGGAGCTTTCTTTCATTCAGAAGTTAGAAGAAATGAAAAAAGTGAAGTTCTACTTTGACCAACCCATACAAATTAAATATCTGAGAGGCCGCCATAAAGATAGATACACCCCTGATTTTGGAATTTATCTTAACACCGGAGAATTCATTATTGCTGAAGTGAAAGATTTGCCGGGAATGCTTAATCACAGGGTGCAACTTAAAACGGAGGCTTTATTAAAGTTCTGTTATCACAAAGGTTTTGGATTACTCCTTACCGATGGTGTAAACTCAGTTAATAAGATCAAAAAAATTAAATGCAATCGCATACTAGAAAAGGAAATCCTTTCATATCTTGATGAAGGAATTCTAAGGAAAAGAGAATGTAACGAAATACTTAAAAATTGTAATGCGACCAATAATGAACTCTTAAAGATAATATTGAAACATAATCTCAAATATAAACCTTTTCCTTTCAAACTTCAATACGGCAATAGGAGTACAATATTTCATCAAGTGTTCTTTAAAAAGAAAAGATATGATGATATAATTTTAGAAGAATATGAGCAACTTGCTAAAAGGTTTGGACGTGAAACAACATGAACGATCTTAGTGTTATAAATTAAATTCAAATTCAGTATTTTATGTGCTTCTTTAATAGTTTCACCGCTAAAGCTCTTAGTCTTGCAAACAGATATAGTAGAAAAAAGAATCAACAACTTGAGTTGTTTGATGACAAACAATTCGTTGTGCCGGCTTATGCACACCCCAACTCAATTATCATCAACCTGGATGAAGAACCGCAAATTATGGAATGGGGGTTAATACCATCTTCTGCTAAAGTTGCAGACATGGAACGCTACAGAAAAGGTAATTGGTTTGTAAATGCCAAAGCAGAGACTATATTTGAAACATGGCCGTACAAACTTTTGATACACAATAAAAGATGTATTATCCCTTCCACAGGATTTTATGAGTATCACTACGAAACAGTAAACGGAAAAGAAGAATCAAGTGTTTACCGGATATTTATGAAAGGAGAAGAAATCTTTTCAATAGGAGGATTATACGATAGATGGATTAATACCGAAACAGGACAAATTCACGATACCTATGTGATGATAACAACAGAGGCAAATGAGCGGATGAAATGGATTCACAATGGAGGTAAGAACCCCTTCCGGATGCCCTTTATGATTCCGAAGGAGCTTGAAGAGATATGGCTAGACTCAAGCCTTTCTGAAAGAGATATAAAAAAGATCATGCAACCGTTGCCTGAAAATCTTATGGATGACTATGAAGTAGATAAAAAGACATTTAGAGGTGATCCGCATAATCCGGGAATAATTGACCCTAAAAAATGACATCCCGACTCTCACAAGCCAGAATGTCCATTGTTAACTTTATTGACTAAAACTATACTATAAGTACAATTTTAGACATGCAATATAAATCAATGATTTTTACATTCCAAGCTATTTTTTGTGCTAAAAAATTTGTTTTTGTGAAGTGTTTTGAATCTTATAATCAATCGAGATCAAAAAAAAATCCAAATCTTTGATCTTTTAAGTGTTTACCTCTGCTCTATCTTACATTAAAAACCACCGCCCGAACTTCCCAGCCCAGGCAGTAAAAAAACCTAAATAGTGCATAAGCACTATCTTACTATGAAGTTCTAAAAGTAGACGCTTATTTACAATCAGAAAAATCAAAGTTCGTAAGTTTCAGGGTCTGTTGTTTCACAAAATGAAAAGCCCTACTTATCACAAGCAGAGCTTTCAAATAAATCTAATACCATGAAAAACTATTAGAACTTTTTCTTTTTGAATATCAAATATGCTATTGACAATAGAATAAAAATAAGCGCTACCTCACCTATCCTTATTCTAAGCTTTTGCCATATATTTAGTTCTTTTTCTACAGGTTTTAAGACCTCTACCGGATAGGGAGCCGGAATGCTATCTATTCTAAGACGGTCTATATATTGAATACGAACAGGGATAAAGCTATCTGGCCAGACGGTTAAGCTATGATTGAGTTTTCCTTCCTTAGTTTCAGCCCAGCTAAAGCCATAAGGATTTGAAAGGAAGCTAATAGTATCAGGAGTACTGATAGTATCACGATAATATTGCAATCTCGTTTCCACTACGGTATCCCTCAATGTAACCACCTCCACGGATGTTTGCTTTACCGGAACATACACGGTTTTCGTCTTACAAGAAGTAAGCAATAAAATAAGGATGGTTATAGATAATAACTTTTTCATAGCATGTTCCATCCTGCTGTAATATCTGACATATCGGGATCAATTCCGTTCTCGATCTTACTCATAGCTGCGGCAATATTGCACATGAGTTCTTTGTTGAAAGTGTCGACCTCTATATCAGGAGATATACCAACTTTTTCAGCAACAAAAGTATAATAGGCTTTTGTGTTATTTTCACTCTCTGGCGCCCATCGGCTAATCATTTCCCTGATCGTCTTGCACCCTCTGTTCTTCTTGTAATTCTGTAACATTTTTAGCATTGCACGATAGCCATAAGGCATAGTTTCAAATTGCTTAAATGCTTTATCTCGGCTTGGTTTTATTTCTCCCTGAAAATGATCTGAATTAATCCGGATATTACCGGGATTATTATTTTTCAGTCCGCGGGGTAAGTTCAATTTACTCATTGTTTTTTCATTTTATGTTTATAATCTTTAGGTGGATGCCTTTCAAAACAATCTAAAATATTGCATCGCCATTCTTCAGCATTAGTATATTTCAGGTCGTTTATATTCGCTTCCGCTGTCATACGAAGAATTGTGTTTTCTTTGTCACGTAACTCGGTATATAGAAAATCTACTTTCTCATCACGTTTATCAAGTCTTTTCTGTAAATCTTCCATTTGTTTACGGTGAAGATCATATTCTAATGCACGGGCACTCACTTCATCTCTTTTTGCTTCAGCTTCGCTTTTTCGCTTATTAGACTTCCAATTAAGAAAGTATTTTATACCTTCAAACCCTCCTAATGCTCCCACGATCATGATTAGTGTGCCCCAATCCATTTTTATTAATTATTATTTCCCGTAAATCAATTACTTAATTACTATGATTTTTCTTCCCATTTCTTTTGATACTCTTTAGAAGCAAATTTTGCCTCAAGTATCTTGTTATAACTATCCATATTTTCGATAGCAAACATGCCTTGTTTGTCAAGATGATCAACCCGCTTTTTAAGATATAAAAGTTCTTCGTCTGTTAGATCGAACTCAGAAGCTCCCGTAATCGCTTCAACGGTTTTAAAGCTCACATCAAAAGCCCCACTACCTAAATTACGATATGACACAACTGATTCATCTGCCTTGGATAACTGGATTTTGTTACCAATTGACTGTTTCAAAATCATTTCTTCGCGTGAGCCAAAACGAGGCATCACAGCATTGAGTATTAACACTCTGTCTTTTAATGATAGTTTCATTTCTCTATATATTTATTAGTTAAACTTTAGCACATAGATATCCGGAATTATTATCCCAATAAACAGGGTATAAATCCGGATCACCCATTAAACTCGTTAATTGATTATTATTCATTAATTGCCCGACATCAATAGCTGTTCTTTCACTGCCAAATGCCCTAGATTCAACTACAAATCTTGAACCCCAACCCGTTGTTATACAGTTAATCCAACGCGACGCATCATGAGCACCGCCTGATGCTCTGCCTTCTAATAGTACAATTGATTTGTCGTAAAACGAAGTTCCGCTACTAATATCCCTTATATCAAGAACTGCTCTACCAAAAGGAGATTGATTAGCCATTCCCTTTATGAATATTTCATCATCTGAGGAAGATAATGTGATTTGTCCGTCATTGGGCATGTGAAGTCCTGTACTGTATAGGTGTGATCCATTACCGAGATTTATAAATGGCGTATATACAGTTCCATTCATAGTAACCCTGAAAGGCGCATCTTCTTTGGTGAAAAAACTTGATCCCGCCCATATCCTCAATGATCCGGGGTCGGTTGAACTTCCATGATTAGTTCCTTCGCTCGAAAAACCACAAACAGCATCCCTATTAGAATCTTCGCAGATAATAGACTCTCCTGCATATATCGCACCCGTATCCATGACGCGAAAAGTAGATTCTAGTGGCGGCTCTCCATTTGGGCCGCTTTCCCCGCCTGACCATATCCGAATATCTCCTTCACCTACCATCCCGCCACTTCCTCCAAAGGTCATAAATCCGGAACCGGTAAATATTCCACGGTCAATGGAGGCCATAGTATTACCATACACACCGGAAAGAATCCAATCCGTATTTACATAGCTTCCCGATTCCCTGCCACGAATACACACCCTAAGATCACCACCCTGGGTTGATGGTTCCACCCACTGATCGCCGGGATCATAAGGAGGGTAAGGTTGTTCAAGAAATACCCGACGTTTGCCATCCGCAGTATCTTTTGCTGTTGCAGCAGCTTCAGCAGCGGCAATCGCTAATTCATCCTCGATCGGTTCCCAATAAGGGTTGTTCCATCTGTCATGCCCCGTATAGACATATAGTTTCTTTTCGTATGTGTTATACCACATATCCCCTTCGTGTTCCTCAGGATAATCCCAACTATAAAAGGGATCATCATCTTGAAACCAAGTTTCAATTTTACCATCGAGTTGCTCTTGAAGATATTCAGTTACCTGGTTCAACATATCCCATGTGCCATAGATACTTAAATCAGGCTTATCTTCAAAATTATCATAACCGGATGAACCCTTGTCAACAAGTATACGTCCGGAAATCAAAGCTCCGTTCCTGGCATAAATTGTTGCTTCCCGTAAGTCAATTACCAGCCTTGTTAGTCGGTCTTTTATTACACCTGTTGTAATCTGCTCACCAGCTATTTCCGTAAAGCCGTACATGGGTTGCCACGAGCGCACACTGTCTTCAGGAGTATTAAGAACACCGACCCAAAAATGATAGTAATCAGGGTCTTGCTCTAAGGTAATAGCTTGTTCAGATATAAATATTTCACCTTGTGTACCCGTCCTATGACATTTCGCATATACATAATACGCTAAAGAATTCTCTAAAACGTGTTCAGAGGCCGCAATAGACCATTGTCTTATTTTGCCTCCCGGGTCAATAGTGAAGTGTTCAAGAAAACCGGCGTTATTACGGAAAACATTAGGATTCCCGTCAGCATTTGGCTTAAAACGAACACCTATAAAGTTCATTTGCTGGGAATTCGTTCCTACAATAAGTTGGGCGGTTTGTACACCGAGAGGATTAATAATCTCTGTAAAAAAATCACTTTCAGGATCAAACAACATCTCTTTAGTCTCCATTGCATCTCGATATGAGCGCTTTGTGAATTCATCCAATGGACGAATGCTTTTCGTCCAAATTTGATTAGGTATGTTTTTTACATCATCCACTAATTCACCAAAACCATCTTCTTCAAGGAAGTCGGAAACAACTATTTCATACCTATAAGGAGGGCGATTATTCTCTAGAAATTTCTTCACCCTGGTACAACGTATCTCACGATCTATCTCAAGTTCATCGGATACTATACCAACCAATTTCCCACAAGCAACATGAACGCCAAAAGTTTTAAAGTAAGTATCATCACACTTTCCGGTTAATTGCACTCTTTTATCGCAACGTTCAGAAAGATACTTGTCAGCCGCAACCTCTAAACGGTTTTCAGCTTTTAATATGTATTTCTCCGGAAACCTTACATTGAAAAGATAGAATTTATCTCCGGCCTTAAAGTTTATATCACCCGGTACATTTAATGCGTTTTCATCCTTATTTTGGTTTAAAGTGAGTTTTTTTATCTCATTATCCCAATCGGCAATACTTAAATCATATCCAGCAAGTTCTCCGGTCTGGAATGTCACAATTGCCTCAATACCTTCGATCTGGTAATCTTTAATGTTAAAATCTACATCTTTTGCAATAAAGCTAAATTTATCTATGACTTCTTCAACAAAAAACTCACCATAGGGGTAAATATCCTCAAATTGTTTTGATGCTTCAATTTTACCATATTTATCAACATTGCGTTCCAAAAATAACTTCCCACCAGGAAGAACTAAATAGTCATGTCCGTAGTCAATAGTTATATTTTTGTCTGATCCGTAGGCGTATAATATTGTTATGGGAGGGTTATCGTCTACTGAAGAAAGTTTTAATTCTTTGAATCCTCTTCCCTGTCCTTGACCTAAAACAAGCCCGTCACTTTCGTATTCGCGTTTTCCAATATTAATAAACTTACCAGATACCCAAAATTCAGTATCAAATGCCCTTGCAACTTCGGTTATTACTTCAGCGCAACTCTTGTCACGAAAATTGAATGTATACCGCTCAGTTTCAATTACATTTCCAGCTTTCCACCCGCTACTGTTTCGATTCATGTTTTTCACAATAAGTGAAAGCACTTCACTTGCAGTACCCGTGTAATAATCAACATTCTTTTTCCTTTCAGGTTTACCATTAAGGAAGAAAGTTACATCCTGTAATTCGTATTGAGAGGAATAGAAAATAATCCTATATTTCCATCCGAGAGATGTTTCTTCTTTTGTAACATCTTCATTGTGACGTATCTTATAAGTATTATCTTCAAATACAATATAATCATGGATGCGGAACTCAACAGTTTCTTTTAAAAGAAAATCAATGGTAATCAAATGATCTCCCATTATCTCCTCTATTAGAAATGACTCTTTTTGAAGCCAAATGTTTTCAGCTCCTTCGACTATATTATTTCCACGTTTTATTTGCATAATTGGGAGGGTCAAATGGATTTATGAAATAGGAATTTGATAAGCTTCTAAGCCTTGTCCTTCTGGCTTATCTTGTTTTGATATAAAAACATTTTGTGTTTTATCACCCACAGGTTCTTTAGAATATTTCAATTCATTTGAATAAAGATTAAGCAAATTATAAACTAAAGAAGATGTTAAAATCCGCTCTTTGCCATCCAGGTCAAAAAATCTGGCAATCCTAAATGTGGATATATCAATAGTTGTAGAATATTGAGGGGCTATATTCTTTACATTTATAGCTTCATAAATACCCTTATAATTTAATTTAAGGATCTTTATATCCGGATTATCAAAAACCGTTGCTGTGTTCTGGAATTGAACGTATAGTTCACTCAAATCATCATTGCCAATAATATTAACTGCATTGGTTATAGGTGCATTAATATTTTCAGAAAATACAAACGTATTACCCGATCTTACATATTTTTGAAATGTTGCATTACTTATATTCAACAATACCTGTTTATCCTTAGACAAAACAAATCCTCCGGTAGCAACTGAAGTACTAATGTTAACATCTAAAACAAATGAATTATCAGTATCCCTTTTCCATTTCTGAATAGTGGCAGAAGATGTAGTTTGACCTACATACATTTCAGTTTCATCATCTGAAATTAAAAATTCGTTTGAATTTGTAAGATAAGTTTTAGAAGCGCCTAAATTAGTAAAAACTAATGTAGATGGATTAAATGAATAAAACACTACGTAATTACTTATGTTTGCTGATACCAAAGTATTATCACTAAGAACTTTGAGAAATTTTGAACCACTCGTAGATGTTGGTATTGTCGGAGTAGAACTTGTTACATTATCATTTACATCTATATTTATAACTCTCCATTGTGCACCATACGCCAAACTGTTAGCTATTATTTTATATCCACTAGTTGAATCATGAACAAATGTTACGTTACTATGCGTCATATTTGTATCCGGAGATATAGAAGATGTATCAAGTTTAATAGAATACTTCTTTGTTGTTTCACTATACTTATATATACTACACCATTCACCCGTTAAAGATAAATTAGTATGAGTTACTATGATGTATTTACCATCTTTTGATGTTTCTATTGCATGATTGTTTATTTTAGAAATACCCTCAAAATCTTCCTTGAATATATACCCATCACCTTCCTTATAAAAAGTAGCTTCTGTCAACATTAAACTTGATTGACTATTAATAGTTATATAATCTTCTGTGGTTACGAAATTCGTGTTATAAGAAGATTGATAGCTTATTATAATACCTAGAAGATGATTTGTAACTACCGAAAAAGTATTATTCAATCCTTTCCTGATTTGAGTTATGCTACAATGCCTGTTCTGAGTGCCGGAACACACAAAAACATCTTGATCGTCACTACTTAATGTCATTGCAAGCAATATGTTATCCGATTGTAAAGGGATAATTTGTTTGCATACATAAGCACCGTTTTCAAGTTGATAAATAAATATTTGAAGTGTACTAACCAAATTAGATTTACCACAAATAATAATATATTGCTGATCACTTGAGACTACTCCATAACTAACGGTTCTGACAACCTGGTTCGCCTCAAACGATCCGTTGCTAAAAGATATAGGTATTTGCGAATAACTACCCATAGAGTTATAGGTATACAATCTTACTACATTAAGATTATTATTAGGTTGCACAAATAACATCAAATTTGAATTCTCTGGTATATTAGATAAGAATAGACTGCGATTCAAACCTGTTATTACATACTCCAAAGTTGAATATGTGGCTGTAGGAGTAGCAGTACTTTCATCAATACTAATATGAAGAGTAAAAACCTGACCACTTATTATAAATTGTTTTTTATCTTCAATCCATTTTATATATGGAGTTGATATAGATTTATATTCTCCATAACTTGTATTTACATCATCATGTCGGTGAAATATTTGAACAATCCGTTTACCAACTGCATCAAAATAATATATATATATATCTTGCGTGTATACTGTTTCATCATCATCATTGTAATAAGAATCACCCTTATATACTATAAGATATTTGTTGTTAGAAGAAAATTGCCGGTAATTTGAATCGGCTATAAAACCTGTATACTTCTCATATCCATTGCCGGATTTTACCCAGTTGTTATTTCCTCCATTACCTACAAATATGGATCTATCCGGAGATACGATCAACATATCTCTTGTAGTAGGAGGTAAATTTGGTGTTGCAAAACCTTCCTTGTAGGAATAATAAACATCACCGGATTTTACATTAAAGGGGGCATTGATTGAAACTTCTTCTGCTCCTATTTTAAAGCCACCAGCCCCTCCTCCTTTGGAATATACCCTTATCATAATATAATTGAATATAAAAGATTAATACTATCAGTTGGTTGATTCTCAGCCTTTATTGTAAATCGGCCTGAAGTATCAGAGGTTGTAGCCGGTAAGAAAGCAGCTTCTTTGTATATCTGATATGTTGATTCATCGGAACCAATATCTATAACACTGTCATCCAGAACGTCAGAATCATTAATAGTTACTTGCCAATAGTTTCCAGATTGTGTCCAGGAAGATATTGGGATGGTAATAGTTTTATGTTTAGGTACACGATTTATTTTTTCAATGACCGAATCTGTTATTTTAAATTCATTACCGTTTACTAATTCAATTCCGCCATTTTCAGCAGCTTTATATTCCTGAATTAAATCTTCCAGGTTAACTTCAATAATAGATCCATCATTCATATACATTGTTAGTATATGAGTTGTTCCATCATAATCCGCCTCATTCAAGAAATTATCTACCGGAACATTGATTATCTTATCCGGAGTATTATCTGCAAATGTGAATGTCCAGTCTCCCGTCTCAGGACTATAATTTATATCCTTAATAACTTTTGGCGTAATATCACCTGTTCCGGTTATCAACTGATCAAATACAGTTTTAAAAGTGGGCTTATTCTTAATAAAATCTTTCCGGCTATCATCCGTCTGATTATAATCGGACTGTATTTGCGCCTGAGGGATTACAGGTTTATTCTCTATCTCTGTCGCATAATCAACCTTGCTTTTCCAAGCTAACGAGCCAAAGGAGGAAAACCATTTTTTCAACTTGCCAAAAACAGCCGGAACAGTCTCGCCGGAATAGATTGTATCTTTTGTTTCTGCTTCGGTGAAACTCACGGGAACATCTTCAAGATCCACTGTTGCAGAAGCTGCAACTCCACTATCTTCATATTCTCCTGTTTCATCATTCCAGTTACCATAATTACCATTTGGTAAAACAATAACGGAACGACCGTTTTGACCGTCTACACCATCTTTCCCTGATCGGCCTATCATCATCCAATATATTGTATCTTCTAATGGGATATTCTGATTGTCATTTATAGCCATATAAGATGAATCGGCAGTATTTACCACATCGAGGCGTTTATATTCTAAACCATTCACCCACTCTCCACGCGGGTTAATGCTTACTTTTCCTAATATTGTTTGTGTCATATCTTATTGTATTGTTACTATCAAATCGTTATTTACTAAAGAGAAAACAGGGCCGGTATATCCATCTGGAGTTGTCATAGTAAGTACCCCTGTCATTGGGTCAACTTCAAATGTGGCATACATAACATTACCGCGACCTTTAACTCCCGTATCTTCATATTTCTTTTTCTCCTCATTCCATCTGAACCAATTACCGGTAAGATCATCAACATAATCACGATGATCAGAGAGATTATTTAGTCTTTCAGTAGCAGTATCAGCATTTTGAATAGCGGTGGTAGTATTTTCCTGTCTTTCCTCCTCTTGTGAGTTACGGGTAGTCTCAGCCTCGGCGCGAATCTGTTCTGCTTCTACGCGGTTTTCTTCCGCTGTTTCACGTTTTTGCTCCGCTTCAACACGTAATCCTTCAGCTTGAACTCGCAACCTCTCAGCTTCAACACGGTTATTCTCAACTTCAACCCTTTTGGATTCAGCGGTCACACGGGATTTTTCAGCACTCACACGCCCTTCCTCGGCTGATACGCGGGATTCTTCTTGCAGGTTTATCGTTTCTTCTAATTCGGAAACACTTGCTGCCGCATCGATTGCCGGCTTTTGCAGTTCCTTGATCTGGTCTTCTGTCAAATCGGTAAAGTGAAGTGTCAGTTCGTCTATTTGTTCCGGGGTTAAATCTTCCCAGGTAAGGGCTAAATCACTAAATGCAACAATCGGCCTGAACTTATCGTCTCCTTCATTTTCATATTTGTAGTCAATCCCTGTGCTACTTTTCTGAAAGATGGGTTTTTCTCCTTTAGGGCCTGTTATCTCTTCAATTGAAATCAAATTTTGCCAATTCCCTTCTGCTCCCTGTTTCCACTGGATCGCCGTATCTGAAACATCGAGAAAAACACTGTCACCCTTTTCTCCCTTCATGAGTTGAGAACGGGCACGCTTAACTACACCACCCTGAATTACGATTATAGTTGCACCTGTAACGTCTAGTGTTTCGGGTAGTCTGTTTGATTCTATTATATTAAATTCTCCTGCCATATCATTTAAAAACTATTACACGTCCTTCTTCATCAGCAAGGACGCAATTAGACCCCAAATCCCTTAATACTGAATATTGCTTTATTCCTCCGGCATCAACCCAAGTAACCACAGGAATAACTATGGAAATTGAAAAACGAGCGGTAATTAAATTTTTATTCCAGGTTTCAATCTTGAAGTTTGTACAATCCGAATAATACATACTCGTTGAAATTCCAAGTTGTTCTATGAATAAAGATTGAGTACCCGGTCTTGATAATTGGGTGAAGAATGCCTTATAGTTATTTAAAAACTCTTTCTCGCTTTTCCCAACCATCCAAAGGGAAAGGCTTACTTCTTTGTGGACTGTCCTAATATTATCCAGAAATATATTATCGCCATCAGTAAACGGATCTTTCAGTTTTGGATATTTCAGCAATTCATCGATATTAGAATCCGCTCCTATTCCGAATACAGAAAAATCATTACCGTTTATTTGATACATTCCGCCCGGAGCATTACCACTGCCCAAAACACCGTTTGTTTCTGGTATAGATGGTTTATCCTCTATAAAGTCAAGGGTAAATGAGGTTATATTTTCTCCAATGTTAAAAGGTTGTGGAATGACATATTTTGAAGATATATCGTACCTTAACTTGTATTGTAGAAGATTGGTAAAATCTAAAATGCGATAACCGGGTGCGGTAATATCTGAATATAACTTTTTATATAGTTCCCAGAATTGCGCCAATGTCCTACTCTCTAAAAGAAATACAAGTTGTATATTTTTAGACTCATACTCAACATCCGTCAAATCAGGTTCTATGCCATCAGATTCAGCCCAATTATTGTAAACAACGGCTTTACGTTTCGGGAACTTTAATAGAGCATCAAATGATTGCCATAGAAGAGTACAGCCATATTCGGTTTTTATATTTTTACCGTCTATCGTCATAAGCCTCCTTTTATTTTAACGCTCAAAGTTTCATTAAGCCTACTTGTGGATGCTTTTGTATTATCCGCTACTTTTCCTAAAACCTCATAGTTGCTTCTCGACACCTCACCGAATTCACTAGAGGTAACCAGCCCCCCTACCCCACGTGATATTGTATCAGTTGTCGATACGATTTTGTTAGTATTATCAAGAATAGAATTATTACTACTCAATATCTGGGAGTTGATGCCTCTTATCTGTTGGTACTCCTGGATAAATAAATCTTTAACTATGAAAATGCCATCAAGGATAGAGTTTATTTCTTTTTGATTTATTTCAATACCTTTAGTAGCTAGTGATGCTGCATACTGTTTTATATCCTCTAAAGCTACACGGGCGGCTCCTGTTTGACCGGCGAGTAGATCGATTGATTCCTGTGATGCTTTTGCGTATGCTCCTTTCAAAGAATTATCAGATACATTCTCAGCCTCCGGCTTTGAAATATCTATTCCGGCAATATCCATTGCATCTTTAAACTGTCTGTTTGCTTCTTCTGCCGCATATTGGTATTGATCACGTAGCTTGTTTACCTGTTCCTCTGTAAGAGTGCCTGCCTTCATAGCCTCTTCCAGATTGGTATACCAGCTCATCAATTCTTGATCGAGAAATGATTTTTTGATCACATTCATTATGGCTTTTGACATGTGATCTTCGAAAGAATCCGCCACATCCTCAAAAGATAAATTAGCCACTTTGACTATATCATCAAGACTATCTCTAAGCTCACTGAACGTTATTCCGGTAATTGACTCACGTAGTGCTTCTCCTAATGCGTCAGTATCTTCTTTTGCCCCAATTACAGCCTCACCATAAGCGCGAACTTCTTCAGGTAGTTTTTCCCATAAATCGTAATTGCTTTGAATGTTTAGCCATTTATCTACATCAAACGATAACACATCCCGTATATCACCAATACCGGCTGCCCTAAGCTCTTCTTCTAAGTCTCTGTTTAACCTGTATCCCCAGCTACGGCCTTTTTTGTTCTGTTTTGTGCCAAACCATGCTTCGAGCTTCTTACGCTCATATTCTTCTTGCCTTCTGATAAGGTTTTCAACTTCATCCGCTTGCTTAACGGCATCCGCTCCGGTTAATGAGGAAAGGTATGCTTTTTGTTTGTCAATAAGTTTGTCATACATACCGATCAATTCCTCATAGCGCTCAATTTGTTTGAGTAATTTGGGCGTATCGTCCCCCATGCCAAAAAAACTACTAACAGTTGTCGCTATTCCACTTATTATTCCTGTAGTTGCAGATATAATACTAAAGGGCTTTGTTAAATCAATAGATTCCAGACCAGACATGATTTTGCCTAGCCCATTAATAGTGCCTTGGAGAGATTCAGGAATAGATACGCCAAGCGTAATTAGAGTATCGATAATATCTTGACCAGCGTTAACAAGCTCAGAACCTCTTGCCCCTATTTCATTGACGGCTTTTGTCATCTGGGTTAAAGATTCACGACGTCTTTTTTGAGCGTCAGAAAGTTCGTCTGTAACCTCTTTCAGATCCTCTTCCCGATCATACCCCAATGCCTCTAGATCATTAAGTTTTTTACGGGCTATAGCAACATCTTCTGCACTCTTTTTGTATTTCTTCAAACTATCTGATAACTCACCTAAGGGATTGCGTTCGGCTATCTTAAAATCAAGGTTACTAAAAGCATCCATTATCTCCTTCATATCTTCGGAAGTAAGGGATGAACCTACTTCAGAAATATATGCTTTTAATTTATCCCGGAGAGAATAAAGAGCATTTGTTGATACCTTGTCAAGTTCCCCAAATACAACAGACCAGTCGATTTCATCTTTAAATTCCTCCAAATTGATTGAAGAAAGACCTTCTTGATAAAGTTTCTTTGCTTGGTTAATAGCAGCATCTATTTCTTTATCATTTGTTCCGTCACGAAGTTCATTGAGATTTTTTACATTATCATTAAACTCCTTTTCTAAATCAAGCCGCTGTGTTGCATAATCTTGAAATTGCTTCAACATTGATTTGATATGATCAGCCGTAGCCTTATCTTCAGCGTCATTGTTCGCTTTGAATAGACCCGCCAAATAATTCTGTAATTCTTTCGGGAGATCAGATATAGTATTAGTTGTAGGAGTAAAAACCATGCCCTTACTTTCCCAATCTGGGTTTTCAGCTTCCCAAAGTTTACGCTCCAACTCCTTTTGCGTTTTGATCAGCTCTTCGCCTTTCTTGATTATCTCGGCTTCTCTTTTCTCATGGTCAAGGGAAATTTGAGCAAGTGTTTTCTCAGTTCCTTCTTCCATAAGGTTTAATCGCTCCTGCTGAAGTTCTAATTCCCCTTCTTTTTCTTTTTGAGAAATTGCTTTTCGCATTTCTTCAATCTCACGTAGGCGATCTGCGGTTTGGGATTTTAGCTTATTGGCATCTGTGGTTTCTTTGATGGATTTTTTATCTGTACCCGTCAACAATTCAAGTCTTTTCTCTGCTTCTTGTAGTTCTTTTGTTTTATCCTCAATAGTCTTTACAAGCGTACCTTCTTTAACTTTTGTGTTACCACTTCTAAGGTCTGCTATTTCTTTTTTTAGATTATTAATAGCTTTACGGGCGTCTGCCGCTTTTTCGGTTATATCATCAAAGGCTTCTACAGGTTGATCTTCTTTTTTAGACAAATTTCCATACTTATCCTCAATTTCCTTAATTTCAATGTCAAGTATTGATTTAAATTTGCGTATACCTTCAATCTGTTCTTCAACAAAATTGGTGGTATTCGATTGTGTTCCCTCTCGTATGGTGTGGTCAAACGCTTTAATAGCTTCTTGTACTTCTTTTGTCAATTCAACCCCAGAATCTAAGGATTCTTTAAGAGAATCAAGCAAAAGAGTTCCTTGCGCTTCGCCAAACTCTTTATTAAATGATTTTCGGATATTTTCAATACTTTTTCCCCATTGTTCTGTATAGTTGTCAGCCGCTGATTGTGTGCCCTTTTCAAAAGCCCTATCTTTTGCGGATTGTCTCGCCGCATCGGAAATAGCCTTATAAGCCCCTTCAACATCTTTCAGGCTTCGAATCTCTTCGTTTAAGCCATTAAGGTAATTGCCATATTTATTAATTATATTATCCTTTGCTTTCTGATATGCCTCTGTTCCTTCCTTTGCATTTCTTAGCCTTCCGAAAAGAATGTCAATATTTACCTTTTCTGCTTCGATGCTCTGGTTGAAATCTTTAGTTAATTCTGTAAGTCTCTTTTGAGCTTTCTCTAATGCTGTTGTTCCATCATATAATGCCCACATAGCTGTTGCTAAAGCCACTACAATTGTCGCCATAGCAACATAGGGATTTTTCAATAAGGTGGTATTCAGTAGGGATTGTGCTTTCTGGGTTGCTAATATTCTTCCCTTTAATTCTGTTAGAGATGTGACAAAGCCTTTATTTATTACAATATTAATGGCTAATGCCGTTCTGTATGTTCCATACGTTGCAACTAATCCAAGAACAACCTTACCAACCTTATCATAATTCTCAACAAGCATGGCGGCAGTACTTATTGCGCCTCCTACAACTCCCTCTGAACTTTGTCCAATCTCGTTGAACATCATCTGTATGTTGTCTTTTAAAGCCTCAATCTGACCTGTAAGAGCCTTAGATTGTTGTTCCATCAAACCGCCATACATGCCACCCGCAGAGGTCATATTTTTAAATGCCTGTTCGACTTGTTCGAATCCAACTTTTCCGGCAGAAACAAAATCATTAACTTGATCTTCCGTAGTATTTAAAACGGTAGCCAGCTCTTTATAAATAGGAATACCACGCCCGGCAAATTGTCTAATATCCATCATGTAGGCGCGACCCTGTGTGCGAAGTGTTCCATAGAGATAAATAAGATCACCAATCTGTTGACCTGTACCCGCTGCTACATCACCAAGCATTGTTAATTCTTGAATAACAGAACCGGCTTCAGAGCCATAAGCGATAAGTTGTTTTGCAGCAGAAGCAGCAGACTGCAAACCAAAAGGAGTACGTGCCGCAAAATCCGAAAGACCATTAATGAGGTCTTTGGCTTTTTCCCCACTCTTCAACATTGTTCCAAAAGATATCTCAAGCTGTTGGAATTCACTTCGCGTATTTATTATGTCTTTTCCTAATTTTACCAACGCAGCAGTACCACCTATTTTAAGTAGCATGCTTTTGATAGAAGAGGAAAACATATCCGTTCCCTGAGCAGCCTTTTGAGAAGAACCATAAAAATGTTTATATTCGTCGGATAACTCTTTGGTGCTTAATTTGGCTTTTGCCTGTTGTTGTTGAAGGTCAAAAAGAGCGTTTTTTTCTTCAACAAGAGTTTTTTTTGCTGAATTGAGTTCATTTAAAGCATCCTTTTTCCTTGGGTCAGAGTTAGATAGATTTTTATATGATTGTGCCAGACTATCCACATCTGTTTTAATAGCTTGGACTATTGATTTTTGTTCAATAATCTTGTTTGATAACCCATTTACGGCAGTGGAACTATCATATATTCTTTGCTTGAAATCATTCTCGAATTTAACTCCAGCTTTAGAAGCTTCTTCAGCAAGTGAGTTAAATATTTTTTGTGTCTTTTGAACTTCTTTGTTTAGTTCATTAAATGCTTTAGGATCAGCTGCCTTCTCCATGCTCATGAGTTTAGACTTCATTTCATCTAACTCTTGTTTTAATCTTTTAAGATTGTCGAAATCTGCGCCTACTTTGAAATAAAGTCCACTCATTTGCTTTTAATTTTGTTCCCGGCTATTTCACTACTTGACCTCTGTACAATAACTTTTCCATAGGATTCATGAAGTTTATCTTTCTGCATCATTAGTAGCACCCTATAAGGAATAACTTCAAAAACTTCCCTATAACTTAAGTGCAGGTTTTCAATAAATGTCGCTAATTGACCAATGAGCGTTTCATTACCTACGAAATTGGCTTGGCTGCCATCATTACTACGCTCTTGAGTAAGACGGCACAGCCGAAAAAATCATTTATTCCTAAAAGTTCGCTGACGATTTTACATGCATCAAACATTTCTTTTATAGAAGCTCCAGGAGTTCCATTCATCCATTTTTCATACAATTTGTTGGCTTCTGTTTCGTAATCTGCTACATCTCCAACTATAAAAAAAGACAATCCTTTCAAAATCAATGGGGCGTTATCCGGAATGTTTGCAAATGAGATTTGTTGTTCTTTATTTATCTCAATATCTACTGCCGACCATTCTTTAAGCCCTCTACTCAGAATCTTTATTGTTGGAGGATAGATAGTATAAGCCTCCCCGGCTATAACTACAGATTGAAAATCAATACCTAAAAGAGAATCAGTGACTAAATTTGCTGCTTCGTTTTTCATAATAAATGAATTTCAGGCGACAATTAAGCCGCCTGAGTTGATAACCTAAAATTATTAAGCGTCTACCGCTGATCTATGAATCCAAACTTCAGACTCGATAGCAATATCCGGTTCCATCGGTGTAGCTGTTACCGCAATGGCAATCGCATCGTCTGTTGTTGTTGGCCGTGAAATAACCTGTGCCTTTGTGAATACGATATATACATCATCTTCAGTTAGCGCAACGATTGTCAAGGTCTTGTTTGGGTATTCAATCGGAGCAGAGTATTTGGTTTCTGTAGCTCCACCACCTTCAAAGTCTGCCTTAACAGCCATATCATACTTACCAATTGAAAAAGTAATTGAAGAGTCGCCGGCTTCTACACTTTGACGATATGTTTTTTTAGTCAACTGATTCTTATACTGAGTAAGTGTAGGCTCTGCCTTTTCAAAGTTCCAGGTGTCCTGATGAACGTTTTCAACTTCTTTTGTTGAAGCCGCAGCTAAATAGGATTTCAATTCTCCTGCACTCAGTCCGGTTTCCGGGTCTCCATCTTCATACGGAGTTGCAACTGTTGAAATTGGCTCCCCGTAAAATATTCTTTTAATTCCAATAGCGGAAATTTTTGGTCCTGCCATGATCTTATAATTTAAAATTTGTATTCGTAATTCGTAATCTAATGTTTAGAAAATCACTCCATGTTTCAGGGTCATTCTCTTGTATTATATCTTCTATCCTGAAGTAAATAGTTTCCCCGTCCAGTTCTGTAAATGTTTTTTTCGACCATAATAAATTGCAAAATCGTTCCAACTCGGCAAGACGCGATGTATTGGGTTTGTAGGTTTTTTTGTCGGATAAATAGAGCTTTGGAACATATACCGATATCCGGGCAAATGTGTTTTGCCAGTCTTCATTATCGGAAGCATTAACAACAACTACAACTCTTTCAGGAACTTCAAATTCCAAAACAGTATCATGTTCGTCTTTATCCACCAAAGCAATACCTATGCGTTTGGCTTCGTTATAAAGAATTGTTTTTATGTCTCCCGTCGCTATCATCCGAAAGCTTTTTTTATTACCGCTTCAGCAGCTAACTGGCCACTACTTGTTACATCATAGTTTTTAGCTTCAACATACGAAGCATATTCCATCCCGTTTCCTGCTTTAAGCTCCATATCGGCACTTGATCCCATTTCATTAAATCCTTTTTTAGTCTGATCCCGTTCAATAAAGCTTTCAACTACACTTCCATCCTCCTCTATCTGATATCCGTTTGCATTCCGTAAGTTTTTGGTATGGTCTTTATAACTTCCTCTTTCACGAGATACCGCTACATATGTATCACCAGCTCTTTGAAATGTAACTTTGACTAAGTTCCTGAGTCGGTTTTCCTCCTCTTGAAACTCTCTGTCAAAACCTGATATGTCAACATCCATTTTCATATATAGATGGTCATGTATTCACCTAAACCTCCAAACCTTAACCCCGATGTTCTTTTTATGTCAAGAATTTGCCCTTTTCCGATAGTCTTGCCATCCTGCCTTACTTCCACCATATCTCCTAAAGAAAGATCGTCTCTACGGTCAAGGTTTACATAATACTTAGGATCAATACCCAAGCCCTGATAACCCTGTTTCATTTCAGTGGTTACATTATACTGAAAGCATCCGCCTAGAAGCTCTACCGTAGACTCTGAAGTGTGAGAATCCCCGTTATCATCTTTATATGATTGACCGGGTATTACCTTATGGAGAGTATGGGGTTCGTACTTCATATAAATGTTACCGTAGGGCTATCTTCAAGTTCATTATCTATTCCATACCTTTTGCAGATCCAGTTATAGAAAGTAAGCAATCCATTTATGTCGAAAGAAACCGAACGGGAAAACCCATTTTCGGAAATTGATTCGCTTTTTGCTTGATTGACATAAAAGGGAAGCACATCAACAGCCAGTACGCGAAGCGATAAATCAATATTCTCTGGAGTTGCCTCTGCATCAACCAGAATCATACTGTCAATATCGACCCAATCTGCCGCTGATAGTATAATATTCAGCGACTTTAACTTGGCTGTTATGTACTCTTTTATGGTCATCCTAATTGGGATAAGTCAAGAATTGCCATTTTGGTAGGCTTATCAATAGAGACTATGCTTTCCATTCCGTATTCCATAAATCGTCCCTCATCGGTACGTTTTGAAGCTATGAACATCTTGCCGTCTTCTAGTTCGGTGTAATCCTTTCCTGGGATCTTATCGACCATTTCATAAGGGCGTTTCCACATCACGCGACCAATCTTGCCAGCTGGAACAAATGATATCTTATCATCTGGAACCACATTCACAGACACATCGTCTTTTGTCTGAATCCATTCTTCCCGGATCACAATACGAGGCAAACCAGCTACTGATAATACTGGATTGATCAATTCAGGAGTAAGCAGAGTAAACGGGTTTACCTGATCTTGCTTAATACCAAGACGATACTTATCCTTGAACTCACTTGAGCTAAGGATACGATTCTGGAATGTATTTAAATTCATCTCCATACGGTCGAATGAGCATCCTTTTGGACGTAAAACATTGATTACTTTATCCCGTATAAATGTTACGAGATTGTTTTTGTCAGCTATGGCAGCAGTAATCTTATTTATCGGAATAATAATATCGTCGATAGCAACGCCCTCATTGTTTGGGTTGGCAGATACTTTTGTAGTACCTAAGAACCGCAAATCAGCATTCATTTTATCCAAAGCCTTATGAGGAGCTAAAGCGCATTGACGGAAATCGTCTACCAAGAAATTAACTATCTCTTCGATTACAGATGCGTTTTGAGTCGCATTGTAAGTGTCAATTAAGATTTGGAGCTTCTCCAGACGATCATTGCCCATCTGATATGCATCCCCTAAACAGGCAACCTCTCCAATCCCGCTACCCAAAGAATGGCGTTTACGGATAGGTTTGTTTGAGTATCGGTCAATGAATGTACCGACAATTACACCTGTTTGATTTCCAATAAATGTCTTAAACGTACCATCAGGGTTTGCCTTGTCGTAATCAAGATAATCACGCCAATGCACACGATCTACTTCTGTTGCCGTTACGATAGAACGGTCGATAACAGCTTTTACAATTTGAGGGTTACTCAATAATAATTCAATAGTCAGTAACATAGCTTCTCCTTTCTTTATGCGATGAACATGAATAAATCGCCAAGGCTTTCTTTATCCCATTTGGAAATAGGAGCATAAAGCTGACTTTCTTTGATCTCAAACACTTTACCGATAGCCGTGAGAGTCGCACCAGCAACAGCCTTTACATTATGCTCATAGTTGAGCTTGTTAGCTCTATTCTTTGGAGTAGCATCGCTTCCAGAGGTAGCTTCTGTTAATACTTGACTGGCTGTAACAGCAACCGTCAATGCAGAAACGGTAATCTGGTCGTAATCTTCATTTGAAGTATCAACAGCGTTTGTACCACTACCAATAGAGATTACATTGTCTCCGTCTGACAACTTCATGTTTTTCTCTGCTAAACTTCCCTTTGCGATCTTGATAGAGGTTGCGCCCATTGCAGCATCTTCTACCACTTTTACATTTTTCACCAACACTGCTTTACGTGTAGTGAAATCAACTTTAATCGGAGCTAATTGCGGCATGGTATATCCTGCCGGTAGTCCGGTTATGTCCCAGTTAAACCCTCCTATCATCCGATAGATAGTCTGCTCATTGCAAAGTTCTCTTTCGACTGCTGGAGGCATTGTGTACTTTATTCCAGGAGGCATAATTTTAATTTTTTGTTTGTTCTACAATTTTTTGCGTACCTGCAGATATAGAAGCTGCGAAAGCGTCAATCTCTTTTACTTCGCCATCTCCACTACCGGGAGGAACTGTCTCTTTGAATCCATTGTTTGCAAGAATTTGGTTTCTCTCACCCCACTTGGTGCTAATTTTTTCAGCCCAACTGTTTACATCACTTTCATCTTTGAATGTCCGCCCGTCCAAAATGTCAGTGGCGTACCATTCAGGCACTTTCTTTTCAGTTAAAAGTGAATTTAGTTTTTGCGAAAGTTCTTGCTGGAGTTTTTCTCCCTGCAATGTTTGAACGGTGGAAGACAGAGGATTTACAGCCGTTTCGACAGCAACCTTTACAGCTGCTGCTATTTTTGCTTCCAAATCATCTAGGGTAGGGTTTGGATTCGGGTTTTTCCTTTCCAAATCCTTGATCTTTTGCTCGTACTCTGCTTTCAACGCGGATTCTTTTGTTGTCACAGAGGTAGCCGCCACACTATTGATATTAGCCTGTGTAGCCTGTAAAAGCGGCACATAGGGCTTAATAGTTTCGGCGATTTGGCTTTCGTCTGTGATTTTTTCTACATCGATTAAGCCGACAAACGTGTTAATTGTCGCATCCGATACTGAGGTTTTTCCTCCTATCAAGATTGCGGTTTTAAGTGCATTAAAGATTTTTTCTTTCATTGCTTATAAATTGGTTTCAGTCGTGAAGTTATAGGCAATTAAAAGAGTGGAGAAGTGATTTCAAGTAGCAGAAACGACATTATATTGAAATGTCGTAAATGAGTATAAAAACAAAAATCCCGGCAGCCAAATTGCTACCGGGGCATCATCGAAAGTTGTGGTATGCTTTAGTATCAGGTCGAACCCTCGATACGAGTTAGGTCTATAATGTTGTTTCCATATTTATTCTATTGCCCACTGTATAGCCGACTACCTTTTCTACTTCATAAGTCATTTGCTCAAGACGATAGCCTATACTGCTGTCGTAATTGTCAAAATCCAAGCCGTATCCGTTAACTTCGGGGTCTGCCTCCAGGATGGTAGCTAACTTTCTTGCTCTATGGAGAGTGGCAAGAAGTTCAATTAACCCATCATGTAGTAGGGGGTCAGGTGTTTTGTTTGCATCCATAATGTTGTTTATTTAGATTTTAAATATTTCATGTAAAAACTGGCGTCCTTTTTCCGTCCAGACTGTGATAGTATTACTCCCTTGCGTGCCATCACCTCTCAGGTAGGGCGTTGTACGCGACTTCGTATAGCCTTTTCCGCTATATTTAGATGTAAGCATCCACTGTCCGGACTGAAGAAACATAATGTTCCGCTTTCTAAGCTCTATATGTAATTGCTCGGCACTTCTTAAATCCAATTCCTTCGCCATCTGGGTTGATGTATATGTTTTAGAGCTATTGAGTACTTCTTCTACATATTGCACCTTTGGAGCAGATTCTTTTATCTCATTTTCCAACAATTTCACTTGACTTTGCTTATTAGCCAATTCTCCTTTTAGCTTCAAATTCTTTTCTTTCTCATCTTTTAGAGTTTGAGCAAGGCGAATTATCATATCAGGGTTGATAAGAGCCTCCTCTATCTTTTCGGGTGTCATATAAGCTCCGTGTTTGCGGATGGAAGGTAGAACGTCTTTCGTTACCCATCTTTTAAATTCTCTAGCGGTGGGAAGTTTTGAACCGAATACCAGGGAATAGACTCCGGATTCGTTAATTAAAACCATTTCGCGCATTTGACCACCAGACCTGATACGGTGTTTTACCGTATCGTCAATGTCAACATGTTGATTTATTGCATCATTAGGTCTTTGATACCCCAAGCACAAAGCCACATCATTCCCAACGAAATATGGGTCATTGTTGATTTCTAACGCTCGGATATTTCCAAAGGAAGAATTTGAAAACAAATGGATAGATCCCGTTTCGTGGGAAGACGCTGTCAATATGGTACTATTATTCCCATATAAACAATTTTCATTTGGTTGTCGCATGAAATGAAATTATTTAAAAATAAAAAATGGCAAGATACCCCTAAGTCTGCGACAACCTCTTATCAACCTTGCGGATGAATAAGACACGGGATACTTGCCAAAATATTTTAATCCTGCCTTTTGGGCACAAAAAATACCGCAAGAATAATTAATAAGAAATTGTCGCATTGCAAATATATGTCTTACTTTTAAGTATACCAAATTTTTAACTATAATTTCTAATGCCCGGATATTTCCGAACTGCGGATTGTTGAATAATTGCAATCCATTTTGTACATTTGCGTTCATAACATTTTTATTAAGTGTTTAGAAGGAGACCCTAATAGCTGTCGGGCGATTTGCGGGTCTCCTTTTTTAATTATATTAAATTTAGTCTCTTGAAACATCTGAATTCTTGCGCTTCTGTATCGAAATAAACCTGCACTGTGTCATTCTTTGATCGGTTATCGCCTTTAATCTTATCCTCTACATCTTTCAAAGTTCCCCACGCTTCACGTACTTCTCCGTTTACCTTACGGAAATAAAAGCGCACAATACCTTTCTGCATAGATTGTACAAGTTTAAAGTTAGCCCAAGCCTTGCGTAAACAATCGGCAAAACTTTGTCCGGAAATTTTAAAGAACCGCCATGCCATTGACATAACTTCTTTCATTTGATTTTTAAATGTTGTGTTCATAATTATTATGTGTTTTGCACAGGGCTTTCGCCCTGATTTGTTATTGCCTTATTATTATTTCGCCTTTCTCTACACGTCTGATTATATTCTTTACATACGATTCAGAACATAGCGTTTTTTCTGCTAAATCTTTTGACTCTCTCTTTACTTGTTCTACGCCTTTGAAATTGATTGCTGTAAGAATTACGTCTTTTGCTTTCATGTTTTTTATATTAATTTATTATTAATTCCAATAATCCTGTGAATAAAGTATTGCCTCTTCACGACTGCATTCAAATACACTCTCTACTTCCATATCACTCATTTGAGAGATTAAATTCAGATCGTCCTCAAAACTTGTTGATTGATCTAATATATATTTGTATGTGCTTGCTTTTGTCATGATGTTGTTTTTTAGAATAACTTTATAATGCAAAGTTATAATATAAAACAACACAAACAAGCATTTTATAGTTAAATAATGTTATTTAATACAACTTCGCGAACCTATGTTGTTTTATCGAACAATTTTACTACATTTGCAATGTTATTTTATAATACAACTATAATATGGAGTTAAGAATAAAAGAGATTCTTGATGAGAAAGGCGAAACACTTGTCTCATTACAAGAGAAAACAGGAATAGAGAAAGGGAATTTGAGTGCAATTTCTAACAATAAGAAGAATCCAACCTTAGAAACGCTATCCAAAATAGCTTCTTCTTTGGGCGTTGAAATATGGGAACTATTTACCCCATCTTCTACAAAAGAAGAACTTACAGCCCTTATTTCTTACAAAAATGACCTATACCAAGCAAAAAATTTACACGAACTCGAAAAAATAGTAGATAAAATAAAAAAGGAGAAGGAATAATGTTTATTTTCGTGACATTATTTTAATTATACTGTTATGAAAAATTTTTGGCTTTTATTATTGTTCACCTCATTAATGTATTCTTGCGGTGGCGGAAGTGAGAATGATCCTGTCCCTAATAAACCAAACAACCCAGAACCGGAGAAACCAGTGATAACATACTCGGCAGAAATAATCTTAAATGATACCATTTTTTTAAACCAAACAACATCATTTTCTTTGAAAACAAACAATAGTTTTGATAAAGTAGAGTACTATATTGATGGCCAGCAGATTGGAACATCTATAAGCAACAACTACTCTTTAGCTTGGGAACCTAAAGGAATTTTAGCGGGTGAACATGCTATTGAAGCTTTATGTTATGTTTCTGATAAAACGCATAAATTTAAAAGTAACAACTTTTTGAAGATTAAAATAGGTGACAAGTATGCTGGGGGAATTGTTATTGATGTTTATGATAATTACATTAATGGATTAGTTGCGGCTGAGAGCGACTTATTTAACCAAAAAGATGATGATTATAGGTTTAGATGGGGTAAAAATGGAACACTAATTGGAGCCAATGATAAAGATGGCAAAGTAAATACTGACTTGATAATCCAAAAAATGTCAGATGAAAAGTACACTTTTGCTAACTTTCTTAAAGATGGTATTGAAATAGATGGATACAAAGATTGGTATATTCCATCTAAAGAAGAAGCCGAAAAAGTCAGTAAGGATATTGTTCCTAATTTGAATCTTGAAAAATACTACTGGACATCTACTGAGACTGATGCAGAAAGAGCTGTTTTTCGTCACTATAGAGGGTCTTTGATGGGCACAAATCAAACAAAAAACTATTTATATCACATACGTTTGATCCGAAAGTTTTAATTATTTTAAGTATAGCAAAATACATTTGTATGAATATATTTTAATGTCTCCACCTCATAAATAGGATTAATATATTATTTTCAAAAATATCCTTGATTAAACTTTTTTGAAATTATAAGATAGTTTGTATTTTCGTGTCTTAATTTAAAATATAACATTATGAAAAGAATTTTATTTTTTCTCTTATTAATTGTACCCTTTGTTTTTATTTCTTGCTCGAACGATGATGATAAAGAAGAAGAGCCTACAATGATGGGGATTAAAGTTATTTCAAAGTTTGATACAGGAGATAAAGGGCCGGAAGGAAGAGTCTATATATTCAATTTAGATAATACTCACCCCAAAGATCTAAATCCTTATTTTTCTGGTGATATATGCTATCTTAGGGATGTTAATGGTGAATCTATATTTTCTATATATGAAGCTAAGATAGGATCTGACAAAGATGCCAGTGGTAAATACATAAATTCTTCTACAAATGCAATATATACTGATAAACTTTCTTATCTTTATGGGAAGCCAGAGATAAAGGGAAAATATTTACTCGTAATAAACGTAAGAAGAAATCCTTCTGATATAAAATATAGTGGAAATTCATATTCATATAAAGAAGTAACATTCAGCAATCAAACATTAGAGAAAACATTCAAACAGCAGCCGCCGAAAGAAGATATACCATTATTTAGCGACTACCATGACTTATGGTAAAAACATCATCAATAAGGCAGCCTCCATGCAGCTACTTAAAAATATAGCCAAAGCGCTCGATGTTGTAATTTACCTCCTGAACCTGATATAAAGGGTTTTATAAAAGTGCCCCTATCTAATGACAGGGGCTAATTTTTTTTAAAATGGAACATTGGAAAAATCCTTTTCAATAGTCAATAAATGAGTCTACAAAGCTAAAATATACATGCACTTGAAAAAATAGTGAAGCTATATTTGCAAAAATAATCTTTTAGAGGTTTAAATAACAAACTATTGTTGTGATTCTTTGGGGTGATTTGTAGTAAAACGTTTTATCTTTGCAAGATGAAATCTATTATACACCAAACATTCTTAATTTATCTAAAAATTTCTAAATTAAAGAGCCAAACCCTACTAAGTTGCATTATCTTTGTGCTACAATAATCTAATTAGGTTATAAGTTTATTATACTTTTAAACAATCTGTTAGGTATTATTGTTAAATATCAAATACTTCATTTAAATAGTTTAGATATGGCAAAACCGATTCAAAGTACTCCTGTAATTAAGGGGAAAGATGCGAAAAGGTTTCTAAGTGACATAGATTCAAAGAAACCTATTTCGAGTGAAGAGAAGGCTAAACAGAAACAGATATACGAATCATTTATGAGTATAGCTGAATTTAGCTGGTGATGGACGGCTTACGACTTATTAGGCTCGATGCCGAAACTCAAATATTACCATTTGACTGCAATAATGAGCAGTTGAATGGTTTTTTGTTTGATGACGCTAAAAACCATCTTAGAGAACTTGTGGCTACAACCTTTCTTCTTATCAATCAGACTGACACGGTAGGATATTGGTGTTATCAAAACGATAAAATAACCGTTGGGGATATTAATGGTAATTTTGAAAAGTTTATAGAGCGTATAGCATCTTGTTTTGGTAGAGAAATTAAAGAGAAGGAATACAAAAGCTTCCCAGCCGTCAAAATAGGGCGATTGGGAGTTAGTGACAAATATAAAGGTAATGGTATTGGTTCTAACATTATAGCATTTACTAAAGAATTATTTGTTTCAAACAATAGAACAGGTTGCCGATTTATTACAGTTGATGCTTTTAAGGAATCAGTTTCATTTTATGAGAGAAATGGCTTTAAATATATGTCAAGCAAGGACAAGAGGAGTGACACTAGACAAATGTACTATGATTTGTTATCTTCTTCCAGGTAAGGAGCTAACCCCGGACAGCCTGTTCGATTGATGTAGTTTTGCCTGAGGATTTCAAACTTAAAACCAGGTGGATGTATTTCGATTTAATTATTCTTGCTCGCGGTGAAAAGGATTTATTTTTAATTGTATTTCTAATTAGATTATTTATATTTGCAATTATAACCCCTCTGTGGTTGGAATATACCCAGACCCTAACCACCTTATAAAGGGTGGTTTTTCATTTTAAATAGTTATGAATTACAAAATAAAAAGCCCTAGGTTCTCCCAGGGCTTTTTCTAAATGAACTATTTAATTTAATAATTAAACTCCTAAAACAATGCTAGCATCAATATTAAGATTCTTACTAATATTCCGCGCCACAATATAAGTCGGATCGGTTTTCCCGGATAATATTTCACTTATACGGGAAGGACTGATACCGATAAGTTCTGCTAATCCTTTTTGAGTTAGCTTCATTTCGTACATTCTGAGCTTTATTACGTCCACTAATGAAGGTGAACCGATTGGGTAATGTTCATCTTCATATTCTTCTACAAGACTGGACAAAAGCTCTAATTCCACCAAGTTTTTATCCTCGATAGAAGTCTCATTGTTTACAACGCCAAGAAGATCCTCTATTCGCTCTATGATAGCGTTGTATTCGTTTACATTTTTAATTTTTGTCATAATCTTATACTTTTGAACAATCGTCTAAATCGTCATATTGTTTATGGGTTCCTATAAACCTGATATAAACTGTTTTAATCTTGAATATGATCCTAGCAATCAGCCTATAAGTATTCCCCTTGATATTAAACACATAGTTATCATTACCGACAGAATCCACACTATTGAAAGTATTCTTTATGTCTGCCGAGTTGTTCCACTCGGCTTTTTTAGTTTTAGAGTACCAATCCTCAATAGGCGTCTTTGCATCTGCATGCTCCTCGTAAAAATCTACCAAAGGCTTTTTCTTAATAATCTTCATGTGTGTAATATTTTATGCAAATATATAAATATAATTCCAAATAACAAAATATAATTCTATTATTTAGAATATAAATAATATTAAAACTTGATATTTTAGGTTCTATTTATTTGCGTAATCAGTAAAAAAGTACTTATCTTGCGAAGATTATAAGTATTATATGTATATTTACCACAATAGAACAAAAGACGAGTATAAAGCATTCAAAAGCTTGCGAGATTTAGCCGAGTATTCCGGCATTTCGTATAATACTTTGCAAAAGCACTTCTTGAATTCTGTAAGGTATGATAAGAATGGGATAACAATACATAAAGATAAGTGACATGATAAAGATTAATACAGAAGAGAATAGAATCGAAGGATTATCAAAACAACATATATTTGATATTCTTGTACATGCTCGATCCGTCTATATTTATGAATTCAACAAGAAAGACAAACGCGGCGATATTGTAATCTTTGAATTTTTATACCCATTCCATAGAGCATTCAAACATGTTACAGGGTTCGATTTGCCTTCTACTAAACACGTAGATGGATTCTTTTATTTAAAGAACACAATGCCGTACTTTAGGCGTGTATGTAAGGAAAATGGAGCAGATTTCAATAAAGTAGATGGAGAATATTGGGATACCTTCGATACCAAAGTTAGAATTAAGGTTTTTGATGAATTAATCGAGTGTGCCAAATCAGATCTGAATGAAGAATCTCAGAATTTATCTAAATAATTACAAACGATTTAGGCGCACAATAAAATATCCACAAGAAAAACTTTGTTGATTTAGGTAGATTATTAGTCCTTCTTGCTATACTCCTTCGGCATATCGGGCTGCCTGAATTCAGGAATCTTTTCTCCCTTTAATATAGCCCTTTGTATTTGATTGAATTGTTCATCTGACACTAGGATGGGAATAGCGGTACAAGCGCATTGTACATGAAAGCCTATAAATTTATGACTTTTCGGAAATACCAGACCATTGTAGTATTTGCATACATCGCAAACCGTATATTCCCTATTTGAGTTTTGAATACGATAACCAATAACAGAAGGATTTTGTTGCCAACGAAGAAAATCACTTTCCCGATATGCTTTATTAATAACATCACGGGCCAGCCGCATTGCGTTTTTATGAGCGGATCTATATACGCCTTGCCCCGGGTGGTAATTTAGCGCATTTGCTGATAGCTTAAGATTTCCGTGCTTATCCTTGATACGCCTGTAAAGAGCATCCGGATTATTCAGATACTTTGTAATATCCTTTGCCAGGCTTTTAGCGGACTTTCCTTGCGTTAAAGCCGCATCAATAGCCCTTTCAATCTCTTTCTTTGCCGATCCTTTGATGTTCCAGACTCTTTCCGAAAGAGTATATCCATCAATCTTACCGGCTGTAAATGATTTTAAGGCTAGATTATTATGGTCTGTAAGTTGTTTTGGAAGCGATTTAAGCGACTTAAATGTTTTTTCTATCAGTTGGTCGTTTTTCTTATTAGATATTGACCATACGCCCGAAATACCACTTGTGAATGATATTAGGATTCTTTTATAAGTATCATTTAATGATTTGTCGACTTTTTTTGAAATAGAAATATGATCTTTGAATAAAAACCGATCTTTATCAGATACTCTGGAACCGGATATATAAACTGCGATATCAGAGGATAATTTCTGGTAAAGATCGTCTATCTCGTTGATTAATGCGAGGTATTGTTGGTAATATTCTTTATCAAATGAGTTCATTCTTCAGCTCCAATCGGAAACAATATCTCTTCCCGTCTCTTAGACTCCTGGGCCTCGATTGCCGCTACTTCTTCATCTATCTTATCATCATCCATCAACCCGGCTAAAATAACACCCTCTTTAAGTGAGGCTATTCCTCCCTGGTATGCATCTACTGCCATTTTTATATCTTCAGCTTTATTGCCAATCATATAGGGCACAACTTCCACCTCAATATCAATTTCTTCACTTGCTTGATCGTATGCCGTATTAACTGATCCAATAGCAGACACTAAAAAATTATATCTACGCTGTAGGAACTCTCCAATTGTTTCTGCGTGCATTTCTACAGCCATGTGAGCACCCATGAAAGCATACTGAAAACTAACACCCGAGAAAGCATTTCCTAGTCCTTGCAAGTTTTCAAAGCTTATTCTGGGTGTATTGGTAAGTGAATATGCTCTTTCGGTAAGTGTGTCGATTTCTAATTTTGCCGCGTCCGGGGTTTGTTGCCATGAAAGATACTTTAAGTCACCTCCACTGCCAAGTTCTACAAGGCCACCCCTTGCTCCTTTCGGTTGATTTCCGGTTATCTTACCTGTCGCAACAAGTTTAGGGGCAAAATTGTAATCTATACAGTCTGCGTAATTGGATAAAATTGTCTCTGTTCTATTTCTAATCGGGCGTATCTTTGCACATAATGTCTCAGGCCGATAGGAGTAAATTGTAGGATTTTTTTTAAAATTATGGCTAAATGGATGTTTAGGAGCGTTTGTCCATCCTGTAGACCCATTTTGAACCCAAAGTTCTACACTTGTATCAGTGACAAACTGGAAATACACCCAGCAAGAACCATTGGATTGTTTTACCTTGTATTCGCGGCCTAAACCCAAATAATCATTGCTATCACTAAATACCGGCCAAAGAGTGTCGCCACGAAAGGGAGACCAGATTGCGCATTTAATTTTTCTTTCTCCTTTAGTGTTAATACCGATTGCAGCTTTTACCTTGCTTAGTATTCGCTTCCAATATCCTTTATCTTCAACTGTGTACCAATATTCGGCAACTTCTTGTTCGGAAAGCCAGGAGCGAACGATTCTTTTATTATGGTATTTTATTTTATTTTTCCTGTCAACTGCATTTACAATTTTGAAAAGTTCCTGCTGCTTTTTATCGTCTGTTTCACAATATAAACGAGGAGGTGTTCCTACTGTAAATGCTGTGTGAATGTTTACAATATCCTGCTCTAGTGGTAAAGCTATTCTATTTACGGGATCTTCTTCCGTTTTGGCTATTGATGTAACTCTACCTGTTCTCTGGTCTCTTACTTCCGGCTCAATAACCCTTGTTTCGTTTTTGCGTATTTCAGGGTTCATGACGTCATGCCTTTCCGGAAACCAATCATTTTTATTCTGATCGGTTTTAGGCTGATCTGTACGTCTTGCCTTTTTTATAAGATCAATACGTCTTTCTATATCCGGTAAAGCTAGTATCCGTTTTAATTCCTCTGCATCCATTGTGTTTTATTTAAAAGAAAACTCCGGTTAAATCAATCTGTTGTATATTATTTAAGCTGAACCACTCATTCATCATAAACATGTCAAGAAGGTCAGGGCTGCTCCCGTTCAAATATTTGTGCTTCATCTCATCCTTGGATATTAATTTTGTTGGTTCCTCGTCTCGCTTTTGTTGCTTTTTGATTGCTTTTCTTTCAGACATAAATCTCTGTCGTATGGTCATCTTATCATCATACATTTTATTGGCAACCTCTTCTGAAATATAAGATTCTCCACGGGCTGCCCTTTCTCCGGAGTATATATAACATTGAGTTTTCAAATTTGCGAATGTTCTATTATCTCCAGTATCAATAGCCTTGCCCCCATTATGAAATGCTACAGCCCCTTGAATAAATCCATTTTCTTCACCACCAATAAAAAAGCCAACTCCATCGGCATCATATAAGATATTCGAATTCATTACTCTATATCTATCTTTAAAGTCTAGCAGCATGTCGATTACGTCCTTCCCCGTAGACTTAGGATAAATCTCTATATCTTCGAGCCTATATCCCTCAAAATAACCGGCTACAAGGTAATTGCTTCCTTCACCGGCTACATCCACAATGATTCGTCTTTCTCCCTTTTCCACAAAAGAGTTAGTAAACATATCCCGGAAAGAGTAATAATTATAGACATCATCAGCATTTAAAACCACTTTCCAATTACCCATAAGGAGCCTCGCCTTCTCTTCTTCAGATTGAGAGGCAAGATTGCCAAGATAATCGGGGTTGACCTTCAGCAATTCTTCGTTATCATAGATTGACCCACCGATAAAAGTTACTGATTTAATATAATTGTCATAAGTAGTTAGTCCTTTAGATGCTTCCACCAGGGGATCAAGGTAATATTTGGCTTTTTCTGTTACTTCGGCTTTCGAATCACCCCAGATGTAACTTTCTCCATCCCGAACAAAATATCTTAACACTCCCTGCCTTTCCGGAATGGGGTAGCCTGTATCTTGATTTATCCACCAACTGATAAATTCAGCCACCCAACTATCGGGATCGGGATTACAAGTTGCACGTACATAAGGATTAATACCGCAAGTTGAACGGTTACGTGATAGAAGGTAAAAAAACATGCTTTTACTAAAATGAGTCAACTCGTCAAAACATATCAATGGTATTTCTGAGCCTTGCCAATCGTAAATATTTTTTTCATACTCTAAATGGGAAAACTTTATCTTTGATTTATCCCCAAACATCCATTCATAAGAGCTACCCTTTGGGTGGGCGTCGCTTATGAGACTGTAAATTTTACCGGAAGCATCCCACAAGCCTCCTTCGTTTTTTATTTGCGTATATGTTCTTCGAAAAAAAACCGCCCCAAAGCCATCTACATCTTTATGCCGCAAAGGTTCCAAAAGAAGAGCGAACGTTTTTCCAACACCAGCAGCACCACCTCCAATAACAATATCAGCCGGGCTTGACAATGACATCATTTGATAGCCCTCTTGTGGCCTTATCCTATTTATCTTTATCCCTTCCATTGTCAGGCAATTCAAATATTGTAACTTGACCTACTGTCTTTCCATTTGAAGTAAGATCGAGTTTTTTACCGTCTATTATGGATTTTCTCCACTCTTCATCGTGATGATATAACCATGTTGATAAGGCTTGCGTATTAGGTGGTAGTTCATTTTCAGTTTCCTGAATAACAGACTTCGATGTGGACACTATCTTGCCAGTACCAAAGCACTTTTTACATTTAATATTTTTACCTCCACATGGACATTTGACCTCTGCATAAGTGCGGACAACATTTTTTGTTTTTTTTCCTCCAATGGCAGCAGATAGATATGCACCCCTTACTGTAGCGTTTGTTTTTCGTCTGCCCCGCGCTAACACTTTAGATAACCGCTGGCCTCTGCGCTCATTTTCTTCCTTTGTCCAAGCTTCATAATTACCGTTTTTCATACAGCAAAAAACTTCCGGAGATAAGGTAAAACCCAGTTCATGCTCTATCTCATCCGCTATCTCGGCATCTGTATAACCTTTCATTGACAAAGCTAATACTTCATCATAGAAATTATCACTGTCATAGTCGTACTTCGGAGGCCTCGCCATAATTTAAATAATCTAATAAATTTACAAAAGGAGTGGAAGTATTGTAAAATACCCACTCCTATAAAAACTCTGTTAGTCTTTGACTTTACTTAATGTTGCCATAGTTTAGCCGAAATAAAATATCAGCATAAAGGTAGTTGACGGAATCCCTAAACCATTTATAATGGCTATACATAAATACGACATTTGCCGAATTGTCGGAAATTACACTATCCCACACTCCGAGCAAGTCAGATAGATGCTTTCTCAAACCATTTGGCATCCTATCACCTATTAATACCCCAGGCGCATAGATCATCAACACAACATATATAAACATCTGTCGATAGGCAACACTCCTTTCTTTTGGAGGATTGTCTATTTTATTAATTTGATTTTTAAAAATTCCATAAACAAGAGTAATATTGCTTATATCACTCATTAGGGGTTCTGTTAGCTCTTTTTCTTCCTGTTCAATCAGTTTTTTCTTTTCCCTTATCTCCTTAAGCATTTTAATTTTATCCACCATAGCGCGATTATATATTAATTTCATTATCTTTGTTTACCTATAATTGCGAAGGGTGGTCATTGGTGGTTCGGTGGCTGCCCTTTTATTGCGAAGTGGGTTTTATCTTAATATCTCATCTTTGATATCTTCGTTCTAGCGTTTCCATAATCATACCTCGAAACCATATCGAGTGACGTGTGCCCGGTGCATTCCCTAATCGCATCCCAAGTCCAACCTTCTTCCACTTTTAGCGTGACAAAGGTTCTTCTACCCATAGCCATGATTGTGCATCATAATAGTTGCCGAATGTATCCGTTCTATCCTCAAAGGCTTTATATGATTCTACTTCTCTACCTAAAAACTTTGCCATATCAATATCTGAAATTTGTAAAGTGAATAACTCCTCCGTGTTTTAAACCGGTCAATTCTGGCAGAAACCAATCTGCAAAGTCTTGAAGTGTTAGACCGTCATTATTAGCGAATAGAGTCGGATCAACTTCTTTTCCCTCCACCTTACAGGTTAAAGATGAAATAGGCCCATGTACGCTAATTATAGCTTCTTGAATGCCAATGCCGCTATTCTTGTCGAGATTAGCTATGACATACTGTTTGCTGTTATAAGGCTTGCCAATCCATCCACGCACAGATAAAATTGCCTTACCTTCTTGTACTTCTTTAATACGAGATTCCCATAAAGGGAAATTAACTCTCACAGTATGTGTTTTACTTAATACTACAGGTATTTCACCATCAGCAGCATAATAGCCCGCTTTCAAGACTCCACAAGCAAATTTCTTTGCAAAGAATGTTGGCTGACCAGCTTTAGGATGTCCTTTCAAGTAGTTAGCTGAAAGGGTTAACACGTATGTTTTTATTTTGCTCATAATCGTAAGCTATTTATGTGTTTGATTTTTTTGAGTATTCTCTGCTTCCCTCATAATCCTAACTTCATTTGTTTGTTATTAACTATATTCTCCACCCTGGCAATCTCATCATCGATAATCTTCTCATATTCTTTCGATGCCCGGAGAGATTCTTTTGATTTCGTCCTGAAAAAGTCTTTCTGATGCTTCCGCATCTGTTCTACATAGTTGAAAAATGTTTTTGCATCCATTTTTTCGTTTTTATTTTTATTACCAAAGCCAGGGAAATATCGTTATCAAAACCACAAATGCCGTCCCAATAGACTCAAGAATACCGACTGCAAAAACCAAAGTGATAAAGTCCTCAGTCATTGAAGAATTTAACTCCCCTATCTTTTTTCTTCTTTTTTCTTCTTTATTTAAAGTATATCCTAAATAAAATGTGCCGGAAGCAACCGAGATAAGGAGAATCCAAAGCATGAGGGGACATCCTATTAGTTGATAATTCAATACTTCTCTAATCATGTTTTTATGTATTTGAAGATTTGTAAACGGTTTTAAACCGTATTAAACAGCGCATGAAACAATTTTGCGAATGTCTGATACCCGGTATTTTTTACGCCCTTCTACAGACAAATGAGATATTTTACCATCATTTTCCATTCTCCATAAAGTTGTCCGACAAACTCCGAGAAGTTTACACGCTTTCGATGTGCTTACCAAGTCTTCAGTTTCTCCCACCACCTTAATATCTTCCAGTATAATGTGCATGGGGATGATCTTTTCACCATAACAAACTGTACAAACTATACTCATGGCAGTAGAATCTATAGACCCCTTTCCAGTTCCATTGCATAACGGACACCTTTGGTATGGTACACAGTTCTGAATTATGTATTTATTCTTTTCCATGTTGATTAGGATTTAATGCTTTTCCTTAGCCGCTCTACTTCGTTGTTCATGATTTTCTTTTCGAGAATAGATATTTTGTCGATAAGCTTCCTGGCTTCCGGTCCATGAACTCGTTTTCTTAGCAAATCACAGACTGCACTTATGCGTCCACAATAGTTTGCTGTGCTTAATTGTACCTCTGTTCTATTTTCCATTTGGGCTTTTTATGTATTTGAAGATTTTTTCGCAAATTCATCAATAACGAACTGAGCGTGTTTTACAACTTTTTCGATCAATTCTCTTTGCCACTCTTTCGTCTGTTCAAGCGGTTTGTGGTTCCCGATTCTATACTGATGTTTGGCATACTCGCTTATATCATAGTCATTAGATGGGATAGAATCATATATTCCACGAAGAATGAAAGCATAGTGAGTATCAGTGATAGATTCGTAATCATCACAAATATCAAGGTAATCCAGCTCCCATTTTACCCATGTAAGTGTTTCATTGAAAAATGCGCCACATTTACAGCAAGTATTGAAGTTTTCATGATCTCCGGATGCGTAAGTACCACATTCGCATATAGGCTCATCTTCTCCATACTCATTCCTTATCTGTCCTTTTGCATACTCAATACAATCTTCGTCTCCGCAGCAATCGTACTCACTGCTATATTCATCCCCATCCTCTCCTATAGTGAAATAGGTTAGCGTATTACTTGTTTCTGCTTTATCAGCAAAAGGAGAAAGGAGTTCCATTGCCTTATCAAGAATTGCTTGCTGTTCTTCTGTTGGTTCTATGTATCTAAATATATCTTCCATTTTTACGGTATTTGAAGATTTTCATTAAATATTTTGATGCACTCAAACAGGTAGTGCGCTATTATAGGTTGAACGGCATTGCCTACTGCTTCCGTTCTGTCCACCCTATCGGGAAGTTCATTAGACTTTCCAGCAAAGCGGGGTGCGGGTATAGACTGTCTTGTTCTCCATCCCGGATATATTCGTGTATATTCCCCTTGTAGGTAGGGCTTCCGAAATATCGATTCTTGCAGGCTCCTTTTGCCGTCGACTTCACAGGGGTAGGCAATACAATATAATCGCTCCCGGCCCTGCTGTATTCCAAAGTCGGTGCCAGATAAACATTGCCATTCTGCATGATACCCGATTTCGGAAAGGTCGCATAAGACTCGCTCAAATCCCCGAACAAGCAGCATTGGGCTGTTTTCAATGATGATGTATCTGGGTCTAATCTCCCGAACAATTCTATACATTTCAGACCATAAGCCGCTTCTTTCACCTGTAATTCCGACACCTTTTCCAGCAATACTGATGTCCTGGCAAGGGAATCCACCGCTGATGATGTCAACAGGCTGCGGATTTGTATACGTTCTAATATCGCGATTGATTTCATGTTCTTTTCCAAAGTTCTTTTTTATAATTTCTGATTGAAAGTCCTCGTATTCACAGCTCCACACGGTTTTTATCCCTGCAAAAGCCGCACCAAGCCCGAAGCCCTCAATACCTGAAAACAAACTTCCGTGTGTCATATCCATTCTTCTGCACTTACTTGAACAACTTTCTAACCTCTTTAGCAAGAGCGGTTCTATACTGCCCTAAAGTCTGAAAAGTACAAGCATAGGCATCATTCATAATTAGAGAGATAATAGCCGCTTCTGTATTTTCCTTATCCGATAAGGCTTTCCATATCATGTCGCTTTCAGCAGTTTCAATAGCGGCGATTGCATTGTCCATGCTGATATGACCGCCATCAAACGACCGCTTCAATAGCTCTTTTGCTTTTTCCGATTTTATGTTATCCATTTTCTTCAAATAATATTGCCGGATTTGAACCCGTGATTATACCTCTTAATCGCATCCTTGCGGCTATATGCTTCGATCTCCGCGCCTTTAATCACAAACTTAGACAAAGGTCTGTGCGCTGGTTTTTGCGGCTTAGGTTCGTATACTTTCGCCATTTTTCTCGTATGATATGACCTATCATCAAAAGAGGCAGCAGCCATCATTGCTGTAGCAAGTAACATTCCTTTCATTCGCCCAGATGGACCATGCCCAACGATTCCTATTTTCTTTTCCATGTTTACTTAGTTGTTTTTCCGGAGTTGATTCTAACTCCTATTAGTAATTCTGCAATAAGCACATTAAAACTTCTGCATCTTCAAACCTTTCTTTCTCAAGGTAGAATTGAATTGCCATTGGTATAGCTATCACGCTTGTTTTGTGAATGGATATTTTAGTTTTATTATCGCCAAATCTCACTTTCTTCATCTTGTTTATTTGCTAAAATTTCTACCATAACCCAATACACACCCCGGTCGATGATCCGGGTCTTGGAAGGAATACCGTTGCGTGTCGCTGAACTCGCAAAAGTCACAGTACGACTTCTGACAATACTCCGGTTGTTTTATCTTATCTACTTCTGTGATAAGATGCTCGTATTTCATTTTGTACTTTTTAGCCTCATAAGAGGCTTGCTTTAACGCAGAGGTCAACTCCTTGTATTTCTTGTAGCTTAATATAAGTATCATATTCAAATAGTTTTAGATTTGAAGATTATTAAGCCTGTCAATTTCTGCGGCGATAAGAGCCCCAGCTTTGACTAATTCTCTTACCCGATTGTCCGGGGTTGGCTTCCACCAAGTCATATCCCACGGCCACACATTTTCGGGAGAATGTTCATACATTCGGTTATCATCTTCAATAGCGTATAAGATAGCCGCGCTAACTAATTGCCCGTCATTGTTAGCTATCCTATCATGTTCAGTATCCCACCCTTCGACTTCTATTTGTCTCTTTCGTTCTTCTGTGATTAATTCAATTCCAGTTTTCATATTACTTTGTTTTATTATTTTCCGACAAATCCACTATTTCCCATTCCCATTCGCAAGCATCTTTTTCTCGGATATTATCCGCCAACCAGTCCGCTGCATCTGACAATTCTTTATCTCTATAAGTTTCGATTGAGTTGGGGTCAATATCCCCACCGTTATCGTAGACCTTGCAGAGAGCCTGATATACATCATCAGGAACTCCCATTTCCAAGCCTACCGTATAGGTTGCTTTTACGTTAATTCTTATCTTTTTCATTTTCAATACTTAAATTAGACTCTTTAATAACTCGCAGAGAATCAGCGTCAATATATCCATACAAGTCAATATCTATCTCATTACTATCAGAAACGAAACTGATAGAGTCTCTACTCTGCATCATTGCAACATTATATTTGTCGAGAAGAGAGATAAGATCATCCGTAAATTGCTTTTCTTTCTTAGTCATAATCTTCAAATTTTTCCGGATGTGAATGTGTCTGTGTCCTCCCAAATAGGGTGTCCGCAATGCTCGCAATAACCAAGAACATTGTCATGTGCCTGCGCAGGCTTGATATGGCTCGTTTGCTTACAGTTTATACACAGGTATTCTTCTGTACTTATCACAATAGGCTTTATGACAAGATTATCGTCATCGTCATATTCGTAGCAGTCTGGGCAATAATATTTTGCTTCTTCTTTAACCCATTCTCCGTCATTCCTAACAGAATTGTCCGCTTCTAATTCGTCTCCAAAAACAGGAAACATGTCATCATGTTCGTAATACTCACCGCAATTATCACACTTAACAGTGTACATTGTTTGTTTTTCTATTCCCATATCATTTTGTTTTAATTGTTTTCAAAATTGCCCGTCTCTCCGGGCTGTCACTTTCTTTCAAGTTGTCAGGAATACTTTCTTTGAACAGGCATTGAGCATCTAAACCCTCGTGTGTATTTCCACTGTCACAGTCTATAAACCGATACTGTCCGGCGTACTTTTCCCTTATCCATGTACTCATATTCCATTCGTCGCTTATATAGGGGTTTATCTTAAATCAGTCTGCACGTGCATCATCAGATGTTCGATATCCAACGTGAAATTTCACTCCTATGAGATTATTGCCATGTTCTTCTTTTGCTTGCTCTCTGATTCTTTTTTTAGCATCAGCAATTGATGATCCTTCAGAAATACAGTGCAAAGAGTCAGACTCTTTATATTCAACTACATATTCTAAATAATACTTTGCCATATTCAAGTTGTTTTATTCTGGTTTATCAATGTGTTCTACTTCATATTCAGGTTTATACCATATATGCACTATTTTACAAACCTTGTCATTTTCCCATTCGATAGGACCGATTATAACCTCTCTACCTTTGTCCGATCCGGTCGCCTTCAAAATGCGTCCATATTTTTCGTTTGCCATATTCAAGTAGTTTTAGATTGTAAATAATTCAACATCACTTTCTTTAAAAGCTGAAGCAGGGTATTCAAACCAGTACCTATCAAGTACTTTTAATACATTTTTTCCCTCCGTGTTTGTCCAGACATCCGATGTCAACACCCGATCTCCCTTTTTTATTATCAAACCTTTTTCAGGATGATTTATATCTTCGTTGGATGTCCTATAAAAAGTTCTTGCCATATTCAAGTTTTTCTATTTAATAGCATTATCTCTCAACTTATTTGCTAATTCCTTGGCTTGTCTATATGTACCCCTAAAGGGTAATGGTCCATCGTAAGCGGTTGCCCAGGGTAAATACCATGCTTGTTTAACTTGCACTTCATAAGTACCTATACCACCTTGTACTATTCTTACTTTCATATTCAGATAGTTTTATATTTGAAGATTTTCATCTTCGGTATTAAAATTCAATTTTAGTTGACTGATGTTGTCAGCTATGAACTTATCCATAGATTTTTTAGACACCCACCACTCAAATATCATATCAATATTTCCGTTCAACTTACTGCAATAGTTTGGCTGAACTTCAAGTAATTTAGAGATAGCCTTTTTATAGGCTTTTTCTACCTTCGGGAACATCTTCCTATCATGCCGGATAGCTGCTCTATTACTCATAGGACACATTATACAGCCAATACGTTTGTAACCCTGATCGTATAATTCACAATGAGGTAAATTACGTAAGGAGAGAAAATCCCAGACATCTTTATCCGTCCAGTCAATCGCCGGAGATAACAGAACTTTGTCCTTCCCGTTTACGCAGGAAACTTCCGTTTCTTTGTGATATGAGAATTGATCAAAGTTCCCAGAATACTTACCTGCCTCTATTTCATTACGTTTTGATCGTCGGAAACTTTCCGCTTTCCTTATCCCCAGAATAGTTACAGTTCCTGCGCCAGACATTTCTTTTAAAATAGAACAACACCAACGCATACGTGCACGTGGTAGGCTCTTATGCTCTGGAATCATCTTATAAATGGACTTATCTGGTCTATGTAATTCTACATCGGAATAATGATCTTTTACGAATCGAATCACCTGCGGAGGATCAACCGACGTAAGATTCATGTGAGCCTTAAACTTGACTCCTGCCATCTTTGCCAGTTCGTAGATTACCTGCGAATCTTTCCCGCCGGAAAAAGCCAGATAGAAGCCGTCAGGACTGTAATGTAAGGCCAACGGTTCCGCTTTTTTTAGCAGGGCAATCGAGTAGTCTATTTTTGTTTGTAGGCTCATGTGAAATCTTCAAATATTTTACTATTCAATTATTTCTTTTCCCACGTTCCTCTTCTTGCTTTAGTTGAGCCTTTTCAACTCTTTGCATAAACTTTGATTTTCGAGTAAACTTCGGATGTTCTTTTTTAAACTTTTTATGTTTGTAAAGTGCAATAACTAGTACTCCTAATAAGTAGAGAATTAATATTACCACAACAAAACATACACTAAGCCACAATGGACTTAATACCCACACCCACGACCAATCTATATAATTGGTTAATTTGAGTACGATGAAAACTATTGTTAGCAATCCAACAAATCCGATTCCTCCAGATGAACTTGATTCTTTTGACATATTATTTGGTTTTAATGGGTTAATACCCCTTTATTTTTTTATAATTTACCGATTACGTGAATTGATAAGTTTTCTCATTATCAGACCCACACTTCTTAAGTTTTATTATTGTTGTGAATGGAAAGTCGCTTTCTGGTATTTTATCTAATGCCTCTTTTATGGGCTTTGCGCTCGTGAAAAATTTACGTTCTTCACCTTCAAACCTTATCTTCACTACATATCTGTCATTTCCATGTCTGGTTTTTACATCAGTTTCATAACCCATGACTTCAATTTCACTATTAATAATCTGCATTAGAGTTACCTCTGGTACATTAAATTTGTAATTGTTTCCAGTTTTTATTCCAAAATCAGAGAATTTATTCATGTTTATAATAGTTTTTAGTAAGTTTCTTGAATCGCAATGTTTAGCCCAACCAAGCCACGAGCATACCTTTATACGGTATTCTTTTTCTGTCAGGTCTTTCTTATTCAATTTAGCAACCCGGCGACAAAAGTTCTTTTTTATAGATTTCCTCATTCGGATTCTTCCATGCCGGAAAACATAACCAACGAAGTCAATACCTCTTGATTCTACAGGGAACACCTGATAGTTACCTTTCAAGTCAAGTTTCAATTCTTTTTTAAGGTATATCCTTATATCATTGAGCAATTCATGTAAGTAACTCTTGCTTTCGTGTAGAATAACCAGATCATCAGCATATCGGTAGTAATACTTTACCTGCTTTTTCTCTTTCAACCAATGATCTAAGTATGCTAGATATAGGTTAGCCAAGAATTGAGAGAGATAGTTTCCTATTGGAACACCCGGGGCTGAATCAACTAGACTATCTAATAGATTTAAAAGTTGGTTGTCCTTTATTTTCTTTCGAATAATCGATTTCATTATATCATGGTCAATAGATGGATAAAATTTTCGAATATCCATTTTTAAACAATATACTGTACCAGAAACGTCTTTCATGTCACGTCTGATATGCTTTAAGGCTCCATGTATACCTTTACCCTTAATACAGGAGTAAGTGTGCGAAATAAAAACAGATGTCCAAATAGGTTCTAATATGTTCATGATAGCATGTTGAACTATCCTGTCTCGGAATGGTAGCCGGTATATTTCACGCTCTTTTGGATCAAAGATTTTGAAAACTTCATATTCAGAAGTCGCATATGTCTCTTTTTGTAGATCCTCATAAATTGACATCATATTCCTTTGAAAATCTTTCTCAAAAAGTATTACCCCATGACTTTTGGATTTCCCTTTCCTCGCCTTTTGATAGGCAAGGAAGAGGTTATCCATATCATATATTTTGTCGTATAAGTTTCCGTATCGCTTCATGCCTTTGTTTCTTATCAGAGCTTTCGGTTTCCCTACCAGCACCTTTTGAATCTTTATTTTTTGCCAAGAGGCAAGGTCTTTGCCTTTGAAATATCATTTTACATAGGTGAGACCTGCTACCTGCATTAGCGTTATCGTAATCGTAGTTCGAATTGTTGAACGTGAAACCTGAAGGAGAGCAAGTCAAAGGCAAACAACCTATATTTTTCATCCTAATTGGATGCGTTTCCAGATACTCAAGAATGGCGGGTGCGAACCAACATAATCAGATTTCTCACACGTTTCAAGATAAAGGCGAGACCCGCTACCCGCAGCAGCGTGACGGAAACGTAGTCCGAATAGGAGAACGCGAAACCCGAAGGAGACATCCAAAACCAAGAGCGCCATTTAGGTTGATCTGTATCCTCCCAATCGGGAACCCAACCGTTATTAATTGCCTCGATAATAGTTTCCATTTCGAATAAAGCCATATACCTATCTCTACGATCTTCTGGTATGCCTGAAAAGTCTGGCATTATTTTACCTGTTACTTTTAATGCAGTTTCTATAGAATTGATACTGCGAAAATCAAATTCATTCTTTTTCATGATTGTAATTTATTATGAGTCCAACATTGTTCTATAAGTATCTTTTGCAATCTTAGCGGCATGTTTTGAAAGTCTTTCTTCTTTAAATGAAAGGCGAGACCCGCTACCCGCAAGAGCGCTAACGTAAGCGTAGTACGAATAGTCGAACGCGAAACCCGAAGGAGAGCCATTACAAGCAAAGCAGGGATAGTGGCGTTCACTTCTATCATAGAGGTTTATTTTCTCGCCTTCGTTTAGAGCATCAGATAAATTCCTTAGCTCATAGGTTGCTTGCATAAATGCTTCATCTTCCTTTGGCGCCTCCCTGAATGATCGGGGACGACCTGTTTCTTTGAAAGAATCGTCAATTGTTTGGACTCTTTTACAGACATCTAAAACCAACTTGGATTTTCCAAAGTTCGTTTCCAGTAATAACTTAATACTTTCAGGTGCATTCGAATACATTTCTCTTGCTTCTTCAACTGATAGTTGTAGATTGATTTTTTCTTTTGACATAATTTTATTTATTAGTTGAATTAAAAATTGTTTGATACTAATTGACATAAGGATCTTTGTGCATTTTAGAGTATTGATACTCCACTTCTCCCATGTATGAAATAAAACTCATGATTTCACTTTTCATAGATGGTTCAACTTTAGCTGCAAATAGCAGCTCCTGCATTTCAGGCTTTTTTAGATACTCTTTCATGAATGCTTGTTTTTCTTCTTTCGTTGTCATAGTAATTGGGGTTAAATGATTAGTAATTAAGATGATTTATTTATTCGCTACTAAAAAGGCATATCTCCTTCATAGGTTGAAAAGAAATCTTCATTGGGCTTAATCGGATCAAAAAGCATAATATTTTCCGATTCTTGAATCTGTTTTTTCAGCCGTGTTACGATATGATTGCTATTATCCCAATCAGGATTCTGGCCTTCTTCACATGGAACATATCTGCCATTGTTCAGATTGTATTTAAATGTCGCTTTTCCGGTTTCCCCTAAATGCCTAAACTTTACCTTCTGAACATAAATACAGGTAGTTTCATTTTGCTTGTCACGATAAACTGTAATTCCATAATCGACCTTATTGTAAAAATTCGCGGAACCGTTGATATCGTAAAGAGTCGGAATTTCAAATTGACCAACTGTATTTTTATTCATCTTTCGAGGATGCGCAACAAGAAATATGATCACATCATTCTTCTGTGCAAAATTTGAAAAACGATCAAGAGTTTGACTGATATAGTTAGTTTCACTCATGCCGGAAGGCATTTGATGTTCCAACCTATTCCAGGGATCTATTACCAATGATTTAATTCCTTTACGCCTTATGAGGTATTGAGCTTTATCAAGTATTGTATCAACCGAAAACCCCTCCTTTGGAAAGATGAAGTAAAAGTTATTATCCATATATTCTTTGACTTGCCTATACTCATTCAGAGGCAACGATTTTGACTCAAACTTCTTACCTGTTAACTTACTTACCAATTTTGAAGCATGATATTTTAAGGGAAAGTTTTCAGGAGAGAAAAAGGCTGTTCTCCATCCGTAAAGTATATTTAAACGCTCTACTATTTCATCTAGGAATTCACTTTTACCGTGTCCGGGAATACCCGTTAACAGACAGATACGTTTAGTTTCAAAGCTACAATACTTATCAAAGTTTTCTAAACCTATGGTAAATCCTCGTTTTAGTCCATTGTCATAAAGAAAATCAAGTTCATCCTCAAAATCGGTTACTGTGAATACTCCATCAACTTTTATCTCTTGAGCATTTTTCACACACTCCTGTATAGCGAAAGAATTGCGCTTTATCAGCAATTCATTTGCATCTTTGCAGTCTTCACCATAGGTTATAATTTTACATCGTTCAGCTCCAAAACGTCTTACCAATTCATTTCGTAGAATAAGACCCTTCTCATCTGTATCAGTTGCAATATAAACAGTCTCCTTATCCTCAAAGTAATCATCCCAATAAGCATCTAGATAATCCGTATTGCTACTTGCTCCTGCCGGTACACTGATGGTATTGAAAAATCCTGATGCAATAAAAACAAGACAATCAAATTCACCTTCTGTGATAATACACTCTTTCTGGTCTCTGATTGAATTGATATTATATGGGATCAATTCTGCTCCGGAAACCATTTTGAAATGCTTATTACCGGTTCGGTATTTGATATTTACTAATTCATCACCCAGAAAGTAATTAAACTGAATAGTGTTCATTTCCTGACCATCCTGAGGCATGAATTCCATTCCTTCTGTTATCTTCATTTGCCTGATCACAGATTGATGGATACCTCGGGATTCAAAATACTGAACTACTTTTTCCGAAAGGTCTGTTTCATTCTTCCAAACTGGACGAGCATATTCTTTGTTGATCTTCAATTCTCTCATGTAATTGTTTTCAGTTATCAGGACATAGGAACTGTCACAATAGTGACAATGTCCAACACCTTTTTCGAAGTTAATTGAGAGCGATTTATCACGTTTATTGGAGCGCCTTTGTTGACATTCAGGACAAATTACTTTTAGCTTGCCTGATGTCCTATTGACTGATACCCCAATTTCAGACCATGATTTAAGTTTAATTGTTCCCATTATTCAACCATCCATTTATTTTGATGTGGATAATAAACACTATTCGCTTCCGTTCGCCGGGGTGCATTCATGGGTATTTCGTTTGGAGCCGACTTCGACCCATAATATTTTTTTCCATTTTCAACCCATACTCCTGTACCATGGTCAGTAGTTGTAGCTATCTCATTTTTGTTGAGATAAACGTGATTATACCTTTCATTCAATGAATTTCTAAATGTCGCCTTCCAGTCTATATTTACCGTTTTAGATTTCTTCTTATTCTGCCACCCTCTTTCGGTACTCCAAAAGTCTTTATATGCCTTCTCTATGGAAAGTTGAATATTCACATGAGGAAAATACTTCTGCCTTTCAGCAATAAAATCACCATCTGAAATAATCGCATTGTATTGGGAATCCAAATCAAGAATATAAATTTGAAAATCATCCCTCCAATTTTTTTCTTCAACTCCCACTTGGGGGATTATAGGGGGTATTATATCTTTATCTTTATTTTCTTTGTTTATATCTTTATTATATTTTGTTTCCTTACTGTTTCCTTGCTGTTTCCATATCGTTTCCTTTGGTGTTTCCCTTTTTAAGTCCAATGTATTGTATCTGTCATAATTACAGATAGTTATAAGTGTTTGACCTGTTTCTTTTACTGTTTCTTTTGTAATCATATTGTCAGTAATAAGCAAATCAATGAAATTAAGGAGTTTTTTTGTAGACCATCCGAAAGCTTTTGAAAGGAAACGTATTGATGCATAAACTTGCCCTCTTTGTATTGTTATAACCTTATTGCCATCATATAACTTCATGTCCTCAAATCTTGCTTCCTTTAAAAGGTAAATCCAAGCCTCGAACCTCGAAAACTCTCGCTCTTCACACCAAAGGCGGTGTTCAAATAGCTTACGGCTAATAGGTATAAAATACTCTAACGTTTTTTTTTCAGACTTTTTCATATTAATTATCTACACTTTGACCCACTACTAAAATACTTACATATCAAAATCTGACACCATAAATCATCTCATAGACGTTGATGGGATATCTCTAATTCGTTTCATGGGGAATATTTTAATTGATTGTATTGTTATATCTTTTAAGGTCTAAATGAAATCCCCTTTTACATCTCCTATAACCTTCAGGAAACTTTGAACCATGCTCAGAACAAAATGCCATGTAGTTTGATACTTCACCAAAATTCAGGCAATAATCACAGCATGGAGGTATTTTGTTCTTTGAGGCATTTTTCATACTTTGATTATTTCAAATTCAATCCGGGGATTATTCTTGTCGAGAAACTTTTGAGCGACAATTTTGACAACCTTATTATCATTTTGAATAGCATTACATTTCTGCAAACAATCCAAAACAATCTTTAATGAGTTGTCAAGATCGCTCCTTTCAGAAGGATAATAGACATCAATATAAAACTCTATGTAGCCTTTAATATTCGCATTTCTGTAGTGATTACATTGGATATAGAACTTATCCTCATAGGCCTTTAATGCTTTTGTTTTAGCCAAAGATCCATGCCCTTTTATCGTGACTACCTTGTAACTATTGCTTTTGCTTGGGGTATTCCCCACGATAACTTGCTTCATAAAAACTATGATGTTTTTGATCTAACTTTTTCTTTCCAATATTCTGGATTATTTGTTTCAACATATCCGTTAAGTATGGGAACCTTTTTAACCTTACTTTTATCCCGGCTTGCTTCAATAAGTTTTACTTCTTCTAATCTTTCTATATCCCGGGATAAGTCCTTTTTTATTTACTTCAACTTTTTCTCTCATATCAAAATGGCAAATCATCAGGTTCATCCTTACCCTTAATATGTTGTGGTTCTTCTGCTGGAGGTTTGGGGGAATTTGTAAACTTATGCTCTTTCCCATTACCAACATACAATTTTCCCGTCTTAGCCTCCCTTTCCTCTTTGGATTGAGAAACATAGACATAATGTGTATTACCGTATTGATCCGGTTCCCGTCTTTCATCAACAATTAATTCCAGGTACTTTTTATTGTTGCTTGCTGTTGTTATCTTATCCTTTGGAAGGTCAGATAAACATATCGAAACTCTTATCATATAAATCTTTTGTTTTTTTCTATTTCGTTATGAATGTGATTAATCGCATCTTCTTCATTAGGTTCAGGTAAATAAATACCAGCGACTTCACTAGACCAATTACGGAATCTTTCAATTGCAGTAGACATTTCTTCAGTATTTAGGTCTGCACTACTTTTGAAGTCTGTTGTTCTACCCAGATAAGGATCATCTATACTTATGGCGAACAATTCAGAATTACATAGCTTTTTGAAGTATTCTCTCTTTACAAACTCAGTTTTATTACCGGTTTCGATAGCGAAAAATGAAAGAAGCAAATGCAAGTAACTATTCTGTGAAAGAGTACGTTTATGCCGCTTTTCTTTCAACTCAACCGTCTTGCCTTGTCTATATAGGGCATTGCAACGCGATTTAAATTGTTGTTGATCGAAATTTGAGGATAGATTATATATCATAAATTATTAGCTGTTTTATAAGTTGAATAGGCATCCAAAAGCAAATTATATTCGGGTTCTGTAAATGAATAGTATTGCTCCATAAGTTCACGAAGCATGAAAGTTTCACCTTTTTCTTTAGAGGTTTTTTCATTCTTATAAAGTCTAGACATAAAGGTTGGTTTCTTCATCTCTTCTGATAAAGAAATCTTTCTTTTATCAATCATTTCTTTAATATTTGGCTCGTCTTTTTTCTTCTTAGAATCATTGCCAGATGCTTTATTTCCATCATCATCTTCATCTATATTCAGACTTAGAGCAGCACCAAGAGCATACCTTCTTTGGTAAGTTATACACGATCCTATTTCCTGTGGAGTTGGTTTAGTAGGACGCATAACATAAGTACTTGAAATATATTCACCGGATCTATGCATCACGATTGTTTGTAATTCATTTTCTCCAGTTGGTAATTGCATTACAGACAAACCACACTCTGTTAATGGTTCTTGTATAACATCCAAAATACTAGATAGAGAAGCGTATTTTGATTTGAAGAAAGGGTTATTTGCTTCTTTCTTTATTTTGCCCACCCGACTTTGAAAGTCACATAACGCAGTGGCAATCTCTTTTATTGATTCAGATCTTTCCATGATTTTTTATTTATATTTCGTTTATTAAAATTCAGTGAAAACAGCGTTCCAAAAACACACGCTAAAACGAGAAAAGCAGCCTTCAATATGTAAGCTGCTTTTAAATACTCATGCGAAATAGGTTCAGATAAATGAAGCAAAAAGAAAATAATCATTAGTATGCCATATATTAATAGTTTCATATTGCTTATATATCTAATGGGTAGTAAATATCTTCACTCCTACCCCTAATTCTTACTCTAGCAATTGTATTAGTTCGAGCTGAACGAGAATTACCTGGTCGACGCTGATTTTCACATAAACCATGAATGGAAAACATACATAAGATTGAAAGTGCAGTTATTGTCTTTTTAATCTCTTTATTTGTCATTCGTTCAGCTATAACTATGGCTAGTTCTCTGCCATTTCTTACATCTAATTTCAAGAATACAGCCTGTAATTGGTTATTTATAGTACTGATCGCTCTATAGAATAAGACTGCAATTTCTTTTTTCTCTAATCCTGAAGCAAAATGCCTGGCGACACGCTCTTCAGAGATGGATAATTCAGGTAGTAACCTTTCCATTGTAATGCTTTCAGGAAGGTTTATACAGACTGTCTTAATTTCATCCGTTCATCATAAAGATTTCTCAGTTCCATCTGGTTTTTCACACCAAGTTTTAGCCAAATAAATCTCATATGATTAGCAACTGTACCACTGGATAAACCCAGTTCTTTAGCAACCGAACGTTGCGTTCCACCCTGAGCATACTTTACTGCAACTCTTTCTTCTGATGGGACTAGTTCTTCAAAAATTCTTTCTTCCATTTTATTTAGAATTTAGATTGATATTTAAAAGATGCCGGGACTTTCACCCGGCTGCTTTTTATACTTAAAATACTATTATGAATGAAAGCCTCACGACGTTTGATTTCGCGCAGTTCAAGGTTTAACCATACAGTAGCCAACTCTTTATGACGAAGTGAATGGAACACGTTATGAACATCAAGTAGTACCATTTATACGCATTGTGCCCCGATAACATTCTACTGTTTCTATGTCCGAATCGAGACGGATCGGGGTTATATAATAGATGAATACAAAAAGTATCCTATTATTCGTTTAATCTTTCGCTCCCCATTTAGGATCATCGCAATATCTATTTACATACCTAACTGACTATTCAGGTTTATATGTGCGGCTTCTTTCATCCTCCCGGTATCCTCTTTCCGGTAACTTTAAGACTTGCCCGTGTTGTTATCCATTCATCGGCTTATCTAAGGAATACAATATGTCAAAGAACTAACAGAATAGTAAGTCATCCGGATTCGAACCGGTTAGCCCTTATAGCTGACCCTAGTAAATATTTTGGCGAACATATTCCATCACATCTGATGGTAAAAAACGGGTTGCACCTTCAATTTTTACTGTTCGGATTTTCCCAGCATTGATCATGTTATATATTTTCGACTTTTTAATTTGTAAAGCCTTCTCAACATCTTGAATAGTCCAAAGCATAACACCACTTGGCAACATCGATATGTCTATACTCTTTTTCATTACCACATTCTACTTTCCCAGATTAATGAATCCCAGTATTTATTCTCTTCCAAATCTTCAAAAGTTGGCTCAACAACAACTTCACAACTTTCTATCTCTTCATCAATAAGAGTTAGTATTTCATTCTTATTCTCCACATTATATTTAAAGCAAGCTTCCTGATCAGACATAAGCTCTACTGCTTTTCTTTCATCCAATAATTCATTTAACTTGCTCATATATCTCAATTTTAATGTGTTTGGACTATTGCAGTAGTAATTTTTATTTGGTTACTTTGCATTAGTGATGTATCAACAATGCAAATATAGAGCATTGTTCTGTATTGACAAATATTTTACAGAGTGTTTTTCTGTATAAATAGTTAATATTTGTAAAATGACTGTAAAAGAGAGACTTAAAGAATATTTAAAATATAGAAGTATAAGCCAAGGTAAGTTCGAAAGTACAGTAGGTTTATCAAATGGGTATGTAAATAATATTAGAAAATCTATACAACCTGACAAGATACAGAGAATATCTCTATGTTTTCCGGATTTAAATACTGGATGGTTATTAACTGGAGAAGGCGAAATGCTCAAAAAGGGGATTAATGAAGTTTCTCATATTTTTATTGATAATAGTTCTGGTGAATTTATCCTTGAAAAAAATGGGACTAATTTTTACCAGCTTAAAAACGGTCTTTATAGAATGAATGTGCCTTTGGTTCCATTCAATGCCTATGGAAGATTTGCTAATGAATCAGACCACCTAGATCCTGACAAGGAAAATTGGGGAAGAGTAGATTTTGAATTTGAAAAAATAGTGCAAGGAGAATATTATGCCTTTGAGATAAAAGGCAACAGTATGGATGATGGAAAACGACATAGCTTTGAAGAAGGTGATATAGTGTTAGCAAGAAAATTAGAAAAAAATCATTGGAGGGATGGTTTAAGAATTAAACAGTACCCTTACTGGGTAATTGTTTTTGAATCCTCAGTTCTCATAAAAGAAATTATAGATGTTGATATTAATACAGGAGTCATAATTTGTCATTCTTTAAATAATTCTCCGGAATACTCTGATTTCCCATTACATCTTGACAAAATCAGAGCTTTATACAATGTAGTACAAAAAAACCCCAAAAGCATAAAATACTAATATGAAACTAAAATTTGCTGCACTTTTTATTCTAATACTAATAATTGCATCTTGTAGCGATGACAGTAATGACAATAATCCTAAATCAAATGATACTTTAGAAGAATATTATAAACAATTTTGTTTTGGATATAATATCGGTGATACTACGGGTATTAAAATATCATCATTATCAAAAATAGAAAGTGACAGTGAGCATGTTTATATATCTGGTACGAAAAACAAGTCATTATGCATATATAAATTCGAAGAAAAAAGTAAGAATCTAGTATTTAAGATCATTGATACTAAGCCATTTGTTGATAATTTTTCCATTGATTTTGGATATGGTGATATTCGCTCTTATGATGTAGAAAAAATTTCTTTAGAAAATATATTTGAAATCGAAAATGGGTATGCTATTATAACACATTTAACAACCAAGGCTCAAGATAATATGAAACCCTATGAATATCGAGCTTATTTTATTGGTGAGAATTTCTCCAATAATGTAGTAATTTCCATTCATAAATTCTTGTTTAACAAATGGTTTAAGGATTCTTTTATATACTGTCATGAAAAAAACCAATACAGTATTTTAGACAATCAAGGGAATCTATTAAATTTTGGATATTATCAATCTTTTGTTTATACCAAAGTTTATCCTATTTCTTATAGCTCATTTTTATCAACTGGTTTATCTTCTAAAAAAATCACAGTTCAAAAAGATTTATTTAGAGTTGATGGTGAAACACCTACCATCCCTAGTATTTCACTATGTGATATTGACACTTATGATGCAAAGGTTGATATTAAATATTCCTCAAAATCCGATAATATTGTAACTATTTATGTTGATGTAACAGAATATTCTGGAAGGAAACATTCACATAAATATGATTTGGATATTGAAAAATTCGAACTACTGTAA